ACGCGTATGGGGGGAGGCTTAAAATAGACCCCCCCCTACCCTCTTTTCACTCGTTTTTGGACGTATCTCGGTAAAACTTCTTGTAAATTAGCGGAAATTTTTCCAAAAGTTCATCGTTTGTACGTTTTAATTCGTCTTCAATCATCTTTTCACTCATTTCATCGCTAATTGTTGAATAAAAATCAATAGTTTCAACTGTGTTGTAGCCTAAACGATGATCTTCAGCAAGCCATTCGCGATAATGGGTATAGGGATTCCATGGGTTATCCCAGGTAGTGATGGTATATTCCTCATCCATTCCTCTATACCTCCATTTATTTGTATCGAACAACTGTAGAAGTCGAACAACCAACAATCTTTGCTACTTCAGCAATCGATTTTCCATGACTAATTAAAGCTTTAATTCTTGTTTTTTGTGATTCAGACAAATATTCTTGTCCTTTTGGCATTGCCATTTGCTTTACTTTATCAGCGTCAGCGTTCTTAAGTATTTCATACAGTTTCGAATGTGAAATCGCACCAGCTTGTATTGCAGTCCATTCATCAGGCTCAATATTAACCTTGACTTTCTTCGCGCCTACAAGGTTTCTCGCATAACTAGCAGCAAGACGCTTTACTTTCTTCATCTCTTTAGCCATATCGCTTTTAGAGATGTTTGGCTGTTCTGCATAAATCTCGTTGCGTTTGGTTTTAACGATGTTGTTATAAATGATTGTTGCTAATCTTTCCTTAGGGCTGTTAGATAAAGCTTCGGCTAGCTTCTTATCCAAAGACTTCACCTGTGCTTCATACTTTTTAGCAGCTTCCGGATTACGTTCTATGCCTTTTGTATTAACCATCTCGCGACGAGCTTCATTAGCAAGTGCTTTCATGCGATTGGCAAATTCAGCATAGATTTGTTCTTTCTCGTTACCAATGTGATCAGGACCGCTCATTAATTCACGGGCGTCAGAAACCGTGGACATGAGGGGGACTGTATGGGTCTTGGGTACGTATCCATCCGACACATTGTTACCATTCTCATCCTTATGCCAGGCTTTCCTGGTAACGGGGGTAGATCTATACCGTTTTTCTCCTGTGATTTTATCAGGAGTGATTTCGTTATAGACAACAGTTTGTTTGTCGCTTTTAGCCCTTGTAATTATAGTGGCCGCCCCATAATTCCACCGATGGGTCTTATCGTTATAGTGGCCCTGATATTTCTTACGCAGATCGTCTATACCAAACGTCTTCTTAGCAAGCTGCCAGTTGAGATCGTGCTTCTCTGAGTCGATGATGACGTAGCAAAACTTAACGGCACGGATAATCTCTTCCGTCGGAGCTCCTATAACCTTCATGTCAGTAAGGAGATTCGTTGCTACACCCATCATCTTATTCTGATATGATTTGCTAATACGTTTCCAGGACTTATCCCCATCAACTCGCTCGAAGCTATTAGGATCGAAATCCATAAGTTCCTTTATAGCCTTCTGTACCTTAACAGTATTTATAGGCTTACCATCAGGAGTATAAGTAGGAATGACTACGGTGTTGTCACCATCGAAGTCAGCGCCAGACATCTGCTTAGCCGTACTAGGCGGAATACCGACAGCATCCTGCGCATTCTTCATGAATGATTTGGCCTCACGGTTTTTGTTATTAACCGTAGCTTCAACGACTTCAAATGCGCCCTGATGCGGATATCTGATGGTAACGACTTTAGTCCCGTTATCGTACATGGGAGCATAAATCTCGTTAGCTCTAAGACTCGGAACCGGTAATATAGCAAACGTACGCTGATCGATAAACGGAGCACCTCTCAGTTCGACAGCGGCAGTATCGCATTTTGGAGCAAACTGTTCCAAAAGATACTTACGAACGGTTGCATTTTCCATCGATTTTATATCATCAAATTCTGCCAGTTTCCCTTCATATGCCTGCTTTAACTGCTGCTTAATGATAGGTTTATCCTGGTTAATGAGAAACTGAGAAGGAGAAGTCTTCTTCCATTCTCCCCAATCTTCCTCAGAATTAATGATATTTATTGGAGATTGATGCATCTTGCCATCGGAACCTTCGTAGTCCCATTGACCAACGATTTTACCGTCCTTAACTTTGATAGCCGCTTTAAACGGATTGTCTGGATCGTTGGTCATCTTTTTGAACACTTGTTTTGCATCAGGATCGTCAACCATCCAAGGCGTTCCGCTGGACTTATTTGTATTAAAGATTATATCTTTTCCTTTAGGAAACTGATCAGGATCAGCATAGATAGCCATACCTTTAAGATAGTGTGTACCATCTACAGCAATTCGAACCTGCGCATACATGCTTGATCCAAGTCCTAGATCTTCAACGCCTCTTTTAAGCTGAATGGTTCCATCTCGTTCGATGCCGCCTTGATCACCATATCTAACAAATATGCGATCGGAACTTATACTGACAGGCGTTCTAAGACCTAGACGATTGGTCTCAGGATTATTTTCTCCAATATAATCTCTAACCGACTTAATATCAGCGACATGATTCCACATATCTTGATATGATACGTCTGGAGCGCACAAAACCTGAAACGTCATTTGCTTATCACCGCCGCTAATTTGATCTAGATGGATAACACGTCTGTGATATCCCTGCTCTTCCAATAACGTTACGGCTGTATTAAACCTGGTCGGACTAACCCCAAAGAATGTTTCTCCACCCGGTCCAACATCAAGCATGCGTTTTTTATCAACCATATCTCGTAAACTATCAGATACTCTTAAAAGTTCATTTTCTCGTTTTGAGATATGACGTTTTAAATCGTTTCTAACTGTTCCTTCAGTAACGCCAACGATTTTAGCGATCTTGGTATTATCCAAGCCTTGATCATGCAACTCTTCTTCTTTAAGACGACGTTCTATCTTTTCCATATTGGATCTGATAGAAATCTTATTTTTAAGCTTCGAATGAGTAATACCAAGCATTTTGGCGATGTCGGCGTCTTTTTTTCCGTAGCTTTTCATACGATCATAAATGTTAAGATCTGTATATCCAAGTTCACGGAACGTTTTAACGATTTCCTTATCACTATAGCCTTTATCATAGAGTTCTTTTATCATCGGAACTCCAAAAGCTTGTCTCTGATATGGATTATCTCCGGTGCCCCATCCAAAACGTCCAGACCCTCGACCAGGTGGATTTTCATCATGTGCAACACCTTCATGCACAAGATAGTCATTTTCAATAAACATCATCAAAGCTCCTTCTTATAGTCTTCAATTATCTTATTGAATCGAACTATCTTCTCCATGATAGGTTCGATGTCATCCTCGTTTGGCGTCCCGATGAGGACGTCATCATTTTGATAAATCCTAAGTTCGTGCTGAATTTTTCCGGGTTTCTGTTTATACTCCAGACAAAAAAGAGCATCATAAATTAACAACTGCTCAACCTTAGCTGGAGTGGCACCAGTTTTTAAATCGTGAATTCTAAGAACGTCCTTTTTGAACGAAATCGCATCAGCAGTGCCAAAGAAGTTTTCAGAATAATAAAGAACCTGTTCTGGTCTCATTCGAAAAGCAATAGCGTCGTTCACATATTGAGCAAGAGTATTTCTTCCTTTTAACTGAACTTTATTTTTAATACAACGTCTTGCTAAATCGTGGAGTTCTGTTCCTCGCTGCGTGGCAAGCAAGGCTTTATAAAAATTTATTGCTTTCTCGTCATCATAATTGAGCCAGGCGTATTTACTCGGACTAAACGGCGCGTGAGCACCTTCTCGAACGTCTCGAAAATGATCGTTCCAAATCATCAAGCACTTCCTCCTTATTTTCAGGATAAATAAAAGCCGAGAAAGACATTTCATTCATCTTCTCAACATAGTAGTCTTGATTCGGACGATGCTTTGCGCTCGCGCTCTGTTTAACTTCCAAACAAGCCCATTTATTCCCGTACAAAATTAAAAGGTCCGGAATTCCTTGGATATAATTCGCATCGTTCTTCATTATGATACATCCAGGAAACCGGGCCTCTAATTCTGTTTTGAGATTGGATTGAAATTTGGATTCTTTCATTTTGATCTCCAATTAAAGAAAAAGAAAAAATAAAAATATAATTCTGTTTTCCTATAATAGGGGAGGAATTTTTTACGAACACAAAAGCACACAAAATTATAAACTACTAACAAATGCTTTTATATTAAAGTTCTTCTTAGCATTTAACGCCCTAGCAATAGCCAAATCTATAGGCGCAGAGGATTTTAAACAATAATAGTAAAGATCTTTATACGGAGTATTCATTCGGTCTATTCTTCCTGCCGCCTGAACCGTAGCTCTGTAACTATACGATTGTGAATAAAACACAATAGCATCGGTTTTGACGCAGTTCCAACCTTCGGCGCCAGCTGCATATTGAACTAAATATATCCACGAATCAGTATTGGGTATATCTTGATGTTTTTCTCCATTCCATTCTCCAATCGGAACATTTTTAAAACATTCTCTTAACATCTCAAGTTCGTACGTATGGTTATAAAATATAATCAAACGTTTATGCTTTTCAAAAATCGGTGCTAATGATTTTAATCTGCTAGGATCCGAATTCACAACTCTGCGTAATAAATGACAAAGTTCTCCACCTTCTTTTATCGGACACGATTCATACGGATTCCATCTATCACGCCAAACCGTTTTGTATAAATTTTTATCATATTGGCAATCAACTCGTATGTAATGTGATACAGTATCTCGTTTGAATGGCATATTCACCAAAATACTATTTCTACATTTACATAAATATCCGGTGTCAATGTATTTGTCTATTTTTGGGTATTTTGAAAAACGATTAAACACCGCATGGCGCTGCATAAACTCGGTCTTCGTTCTATAAAACCCGTTTGCTATAAATACGGGAATATAATCGCTCCACGTATCCCCAGGTGTAGCGCTTAGCATTACCCAATTATTTTTTCTAGCTATATTGACAAACGACTTTCCCCAACGGTTATACGTTACCACGCGCTGTTCATCAAAAATAAAAAAAGCGCCAAAAATTTTGACGTATTTTTTCACATTATTCCAGCTATCAATCACTACATTTTGAACATCAAACCAAGAGCATTCATCCATCCATTCGCAAGAATCTCGCTTCTTTGCTGTAGTAATAATATAAAGCTGTCGAGGGGAGCTAAAAGCTCCCCTGACAACATTATTTTTTTCGTCGAGTTCCCAACCATTTTGAACAGCGTAATACGCAAGCGCAGTTCTTGATTTGCCGGTTCCGACGCCACCACAAAGAATGCAACCGTTTTTCATTTTTTTAACGGCACTCAGTTGATGTTCATACAACTCAACTGTTCTCACCCCAAGGCATCTCCTCGTCATCATCAGGAATGTCTGCGTACTTCTCTTCCAAAGTATCCGTAGCCTTAGTAACATAAAGAGTTGACAGATAAGCCTTAGTACCAGTTCTTCCGTTAAACTCATAGTTAAACGGTCTGATAATCAGATCAGCACTCTCAATAGTAATCCAGTCGAGAATGCCAATCGTCTTTTCATCAAGCGTCTGCTTACGTTCTTTGCCATTCACAAGAACGATCTTCGGAGGAACCTTACCAAAAGTAACCTTAACAGGAAGAAAGCAAAGAGGATCACCACCTTCTTCTCTAGGCGGGAGGCGTTTCACATTCCACCCGTCATGTTCCAATTCATTAGCAAAGTCCTGATCGAGAACAACACCAAAAGTTCTATCAGAATTAAACTTGTTTCTTTCTCCAGTAAAATCACGGAAAATAAGTCTTGCGTTTTCGATAGTAATTCTGTTGTTAGGTCCAGTCATTTTGATCTCCTTTCAAACTCAGGTTTCCGGTTTATTCATATGACCCTCTAACGGATCATTTGGAACTGCATAAAAATCATAACTATCAGGAAGCGGATCTTCCGATACAAACCAAGAGAAATCACAGTATTTTGAGATAGCAGCTATGGCTTCATTAACCTGTGCATCGTAATACTCTCTATCAATCTGTTTCTCTAATCCAAGATTTTGAACAACGACAGATTCCATCCATCTGTATCCTTTGGTTCCAGTGACAGCATAATACTTACCGTCCTTGACGCGATAGAGAACGCCAGCATTACAACCGTCTTTCATAGGACAATATCTTCCTACCCTACCTACAAAGTGATAGTCATGTTCACCTTCTGGAAGTTTTTCGTTGAAATCCAAATACATAGCTCCTTCTTGGACACTCTTAGTTTCACACAAATCTCCAAATTCTATGGGTTGATGACTAAAAAGCGTTTTAAATACATAAGGAACTTTAAATTGAGCAGCGGTCGCTGTCCACTCATTAGCATGCTTACCGTGTTTGGTTCTGTTACCAAATTCATCGTATTTGGCAATATAAGTAGAGCCGTTCACCAAGCACATTTTTGAGTATGTCGCCTCGTGCTCGAATTCATACCCATATTTTTTACCAAATTCAATAACAAACTCGATAATTTCCGGAGTTGCATCCGGAATTTTGATCGAATCTGTTTTGATATGAGCAACCGTAAAGCCTTTATTTTGAACCTCATCCTGAAGTGTACGCATAAATAAAGCTCCGCGAAGCGCGATGATGTTATTAACATCTTTCGGATCACGGAGCGGATTCTTAAACGTAGCTGCTGCTATACCATAAGTGGAATTAAGAACCAATTTGAGAGCCTGCTGCAGTTTATCTGCATCTTCATCGCTTCCTAGATACTTAGCAAGTTTACCATCGAACATCTTTGCTGCCGTTTCATAGTCGTGATGCTTAATGGCCATTCTCGCATCTCTTATCATCTTATAGTTCTTTGTATATTTGCCAAACTTATTGAGAGCAAGAATTGAAGCGCCATGCATGTTTCCGACATCGAGAAGAGCGACGTTCATATACACGCCAGGTTCATAGTAAACGTAACCGCCCTTTCCGACATCCGTTCCTCTGAACATATTCTTCCCGTCAACATACTCGTATCCTGGGAAAGACATTATGATCTCGCCAGGTTTATAAATACCTGGTATATTATCCGGCGTCTGTTCGCCTGTTGCGAGATCCGTATACACATGAACAGGGTTCGTATCATCTCCAACCAAGATCTTAATGATGTGTTCGCGATTAGAATGATTGATACTAAGTCCAGACAATTCCGAGAGCATCTCTCTGCACTCGATATCGGGTTTGATCTCATTGAACACAGCAATGGTCGCACGAACGTCGTTTTTACAGTATTCGATTACATCGTCGACTCGATCGTCAGGAACAGGCTGATCCCAAGGAATGTCCATCTCGACATGGTCCATTTTGAGCTGAATTTCCCACTTCTTTAAGGACTGCTTGTTTGACGCCATATCCCAAACGTCAAAATCACTAATGTCTTTAGCCTGCCCGAACCCAACGTTACGCTCTTTGCTTATAATTTTCTGTGATAACTCATAACACGCTTTATTGTTATAACCTAACGTTCTAGCGTAACAAATAATATTATCGTAACGCCTGTTATTAAAACCACCGATAAAGTTATTATCAAATAGCGCCTTAACGGTTTTTGCATCAGGATTCTTAAGTCCGATAATATTATCCGGATCATCTACGTATCCATAACAAATACCAAAGAAGTTCGGATAAACTTCGATATCAAAGATACAGATTCTATCCGCATCTTTCATGCTCTGTGCTTTATGAACATCACTTTCTGAAATATAACCGGGTTCTTCATAGTGCTTTGATTTGAACTTCATTTTGGCAACAACCTCAGCACAGTGTTTTTTCTGATTGTGAGATTCCTGACCAAAATCGTAGATCACACCAGCAAGATCGGATACATCATATTTAAAACCTTGCTCATAAGCTTTCTCTAAATCTTTGTAGATTAGATTTATAGACTGCGAGTGATACGGAGAATTTTCCATCCTAAGGTTTTTTAAGATAGAATTTCTAAGATGCATAGCATTCTTAAATACGAATGCATCAAACACCTTCTTTTTACCTCCTTTCAACGGTAAGCCGGAAGTAATAGTTCTGATAGGGACATTGTTACAAGTTGTGACCTTTCGACGCATCGACATTTTTCCAAGATGAACTTTTATTTCTATATCTTCGTCTACGATACTATTTAATTCTGCTGGGTCTCCAGTATACTTGTAAACAAGATGTAATGCCTGTCCACTTTTACTGGTCTCAACATAAGTTGATGGAAACTCAGAAGCAGCCTTGATATTAAGATCGTAGTTCTTTTTTCCCTGCTCATCTTTTATATCGAGATCTAACTCAATGTAAACGTCGTCGGGAAGCACATAATGAACTTTACTAGTATCAATGTCCTTTAACGTGGTTTTTACATTATCCCAGCTTGTAAGGGGAATTTCCCTACCATCTTTTAATTTTGCATATTGCGCAGGAAAATCCCTAAACTCATCATCAAGTAACGAATGTTGACTTTTTAAAACAAGCCAATCGGGTATATCGTCATTGATTTCTACCGGTTCAACTTTTGGAGTAGTAATTACTTTTATGCCAAATTTCTCTGGCTTAATTGTTTTAAAGTAATTATAGACTCTTGTTCCATCGTCCAATTTTCCATCAGCAATGAACGTTTCAAAATATGCACTAGCTTCACCTTTAAGCTCGATTCGATTAAGCTTGTAGTCAATTCCAGCATCTTCACAATATCTCTGATAATCAATCCATAATCTTTTTAGCGTTACTCCTTTCTCATACTCAAGATAATTCTCTTCAAGAAAATTGTAAGTATAATTCGTGGCTCTAATTGATTTTGTTGGACGATAACTTAAATACTTGTCGGGATCGCTTTCATAAACTTCTTTACAATGCCAAGCTATAGCACCAAGCTCATATTCGATTTGTCGCATAAGCTTGTTATAACGTCTACCGTCTACCGTTTTTCCTGTTGGGCGAACATCGATAAGACGTCTTAGTAATCCAGATCTAGCATCGGTTATTTTGACCTCATCATTAGAACCAAGAATAAGCATGCAATCAAATTTCATCTGATACTTTTTAGCATACTTCTCATTTACTTCAAGAGGTTCGTGAGATATGAGCGAATTTAATTTTGTATTTGACTTGATCTTGTTTAACTTTGTATCGCCTTCATAGGCGACGAGCGGATTGTTCTTAAGCGACTCTAAAGGAAAGGACGAACTCGGATTTCCAAGAGCTTCAGCATCAATTACTGCGGTGTAACCGTCAAACATTTTACAAATAATGTTTATGATCGTCCCTTTACCAGACCCAGGATCACCGGTAAGAACAATAAACTTTTGAATCTTTTTTGACGCTCCTGTGACTATACTACCTATTATCCACTCGAGCTTATTTCTTTCTTCGGGAGAATAGAGTACCGAGATCAATTCGTCATAAGATGAATAATCTCCTGGTGCTAGTGCATACGGAAGCGAATGCGACGAATAGAGTTCTCGTTTTCGCTCCGTATTACTAAAAACAAGTGTACCGTCAAGCGGAACAAAATTATCGGTACTCAATTTTCTGATATAATTTTTCCATGCGTCCATCGATTTAGTATTTGAATATTTCATATACTTAACAGATACGTTCATGGCGTCAGGAACTTTTTCTTCTACGTACTTTTTTAATTCTTTATCGATCAACTGAGTACAACGATTCTCGTTTCTAGACCATTCTTGCCTCTCTTCATCCCAAAACGCATAGAAGGTATTTCCACGTATCATTAAATCTTTCGATTCACCGATGATAAAAACGGGAAATACCTCTAAAACTTTATAGGAATTGTATTTTTCTTCGATTTTGAGAAAATCCATCTTTTCGCCTGTAAAAGTGTCTAAGTGTGTAATTCCACACGATGTTCCGGTGTTTCCGGGCCATTTTTATAAAACTTTTAGCTTTCTTTCCAATTTCCGAGTAAAAGTTTTAGTAAAAAAACATCGGAAACATCGTGTTGAGATTTTGAAAACGACACTTTTTAACTGTAATTTTCATGTAACCACGCATGTAATTGATACCAAAGTTCGACCTTTCTTTGATCGTTAACGGGATTTTTTAACGGAAAGAAACCGCCATACCCGTTTGGATTGTACTTCCTAAAAATGATGGTATTAATAATTTCCCTAACTTTCATCGGTTTCCAGTTATGGTTATCATAATCTATTAAACCGCAGTTTCCTAGCATATCCCAAAACCATTCCCTGGTGTTATCTTCATACCCATCATGCATAACGTCGTACTCGCATCGGCTAGCCAATCCGACAATCATTTCAAGAAAACTACAGGGGCCTAATTCGTGAATCACCTCCCCGGTATCTTCGGTATATTGCTTTCTCATGAAAGCTCCGTCTATGGCTCGGTTTTCATCCATCGGAACTTTCCATCGAAATTCTGTAACGAATAACGTATGAAACAATTTTGAGTATTGTTTTATCTCGTCATCATATACTCCAGCCCTTTCTAATAAATAATAGTAATAACCTTCGTTACTCGTCATTTAAAAAGCTTCACCCCGTTTCGTTGCCGATAGGAACGAATGAGTCAAACACTTTTGTTACACAGTAATCAAAGCCGAGAATGTAATTTCTCACATATATTGTCTTCTCGGTATTTTTTCTGAAACCATATTTATCAAGTGCGTTTCCGACTGTTAGATTTTGATCAAAGATCTCTTCGCCGGTTTCCTCGTCCACGAGCGTATCGTCATCCTGATAATATAAAAGTGTAGATCTCGTTAGCGTTCCATCTTCACCATAATTTTCTGCTTTAATAATTTTTGGTGCGTCGTGTCGTCTCATATTATGTTTTTCCGTATCTTGCATACTTTTAATATACAACTCATTTTGATGATCTTCCCATTCATCGGGTTCATCAGATTCGTCAGTTTCTTCTTCAGTCCAAACCTCTTCTGGTTCTTCTATAGTCTTTTTGGGCTTTGTAATCATATCCGGCGGCGCTGAAACCCCATTTTCAGAAAATGCGTTGTAATTAACCGCCTGATTTTTCGCTTTTACTTTTTCGCTAGCTTTTGATGCTACCTCAGGATCATCAAGAGAAGATTTTACCTCTTCTTTCGATACATCCGTTTTCTTTTCGTACCGATATTTAGCAAAAGCTGCGATTTCTTCATCGATTTTAGCGTCACAATTCTTTTGGACGATCTTATATGTTACAAGAGAACCGACAAGACCGCCGACAATAGTGCCGCCTACAAATAAAAGGATTTCGCGTATCATAACAGTTCCTCATCGTAACGAAGTTCATAAATTAATCGCGACCTGTTGGGTCCTTTCTTATAGTCAGGAACCCAAATTTTATGGATTTCGAACTTAAACGTATTGTCTCCGTCTTCTTTCCATTTTTTACCAAATTTAATGCCAGTCATCGGATCTTTTTTGATTTCGCCATACATAGCGAGCTCTTTAAGAATATCGTTGTTGGTAAGAACGTGAGTCTTACGGAGCAGTTCTGTAAGATTTTGCATTTTTGAAACCAATAAATTATCGTTCCAAACCTCGGCCGAAGTAAAAATCGGAGACGTTTCTTCACACCAATGCCAGAAATAATCATTTTGAACCGATTCTGTAGATGCTATCGTTTCGTGGTTTTCGTCTCCTTCAACTTCTACAGGTTCTATTTTTTGTTTGGTTTTAAACATATAGTGAGCGTCTTTTTCAGCTCCCTCTTCTTCACGAACAACCCCACGATATTCTTCGAATGATCGCTTAGTAGCCAAATATTTAGTGGTCATTGCTCCGACCGCTTTAACAGGCAGATAAACGGCTCCTCCAAACAGCCCAATAGATACTAATGCACAGCACGTAGGAGTAGCGGCAGCTTTAATAACGTTAAGAACAGTGTGACCATATGTGCTTCTTACGTCTTTGTTGTAGTCTTTCTTGGAGTATTCGATCTTTTCTTCGTCGTTCTCGTCCTGATTCTCTGCTTTTTCAAGTTTTTCGTCGAGATCCTTAATAACTTCGTTATGCTTTTTGATTGCTTCGTCTACTTTAGGCGCTGCTTTGACTGCGCAATAAACAGTAACACCAAACATAACTACTCCTCCGGCAAACATGAGTACCGGTGCTTTATCCATCAGCATAAGACCTGCCGTTTTAGCTCCAGATACTACGGCGGTTTTAAGTCCATCAAACATATTTTGATCCTTTCTTATCGGTGTGATTAGATAGAAAAAGGGAGTGGCTTTTATTACGCCACCCCCTCACAGTTTAGAACTGAGATTTGTTACTCAGCCGATTCGGGCTCGGCATCTTCAGTCGTTTCTTCTTTCTCTTCTTCGGATTTCTCTGCATTCTCCTTTGCGTTCTTCTTCGATTCCTTGTACTCGCTATAAGCGCCCTTCGCAAATACTGATGCGATAAAGACGCCTACGCTTGCCACAGATCCTACCACAAGACTAGCAATAGTTTTAAGTTTCATAACAGTTACTCCTTTCGTGTTGAAAAATAAAGTTATAAGTTGCCTTACCATATAAAGAACGAAATTTTTTACGAATCTCGTCTCTACCATTATTTACACAGAAGCGTTGATGAAGTTTTCGAGATCTTTCTGGCATTTATCGCACAGATGAACGGTTGTTGTATCCTTGTTGTCGTCATATGCATAGAACTCGGGTTTTTGAGATACTTTCTTTATTCTGAAATAACAATCCCGCTGATCATGCGGAATCGGTTTAATTTCAACGCCACATCTATCACAAAAGAACTTAACCATTTTGAACCTCCTTGTTTTATGATTATATGTAGAACTATGGTTACTTATATGCTTTTTATTAGTCGGTTAGATGACTTATGGGGTCAAACATGAGAAGATATCCGTCACGTACTCGACGAAATTTCGGAGACTTCCATGTATCGCTAGTCCAACCCCATTTTGAATCCTGAAAATCACCAGAAACTCCGATGAGCGAATAAAGCTGATTTCTATCTACCACTCCAGTTTCGGCAACTAGCGCGGACATCGAATCCAAAACGTTAATGGCATCGTCCCTAGACTCGACGATAATTTCTGTATATTTCGGTTTTGATACTTCTGTATAATCAATACTTTCTTTCGGACTTGTGCCGGTTGACTTATAGTGAAACTTAGAACTATAGTTCGTTTTATTATTTTTGCTGATAGACGATTTTTCTATCGGCGATTCGCTCCTTCCGTCAAGCCATATCGAATCCCACAGGTAAGAACCCAAATGGTAAATTCCCGGCATTATGACGTTATCTATAGCATCGTTTCGCATTTGCTTGAAATCGGTATTAAAAAACCTTTTAACAAACGCTTTTGTCGGCGAATCTTTCTTTAAATTCGCTACCTGCTTTGGTTTTTTTTCATCGTCCATCACTTACCCTCCATTTCGCAAAGGAACGCGATATTACAAGCAAGATGCCAGAGATGAGGAAACCCACTCTCGTCATCGATTCCATCAGGATCGTCGAGATACTTAAGAAAATGGCGGAAAGCCGCGTCCCGGTATCTTTCCGGTTCGACCTTCCGCCAATTATTTGGATCTCCGTATTTTGCGTTTCCATACTCGCGGATTGCTGCGATGTCCCAGATGATTTTTCTAGGAACCAACGAGAGTTTCCTTTTTCCCGAATCGTCCTTAGCAAAAGTGGAATCATTTTCACACTTAGTTATTCTTTCTGCGAAGTGTTTTTCAATATCTTCCCACGAGAAATTTTTGCCATTAGGATCTAAGTCTATTGCCATATTTTCTCCTTTAAACACTATGTTTTTCTCGCGAACGCAAGATAGTATCAATTAGCACATCTCCGATAACTATTCCTATCGCAGAGAACAATAACATGATGAAAATAACCACCATCGCCGGCCATAAAACGGCGGTTATCATAGCAGCGCTCATATCTTCCCCGTACGATTTACCGATGTAATGCATAACAATACTCGATACTATTCCACCGAGTATGAAATATAACATGACGCATCCAATGAATATTAGAGTCCTCATTTTGGTTTTGAACGTGGCGGTATCTTCTTTCTGCGATCATACCGCACGTCCAGTATCCCCTTTCTTTTAATGTTCTCTTCAAGCTCTTTATCTCTTGCTGCACGAAATGTCTTGTACTCAGGACACTTTGAATGGCATCCTAAATATCTTCTCGTACAGTCTTTGCATGGTGAACGTTCCATTTTTCCAGTTCCTTCTTTGTTCTATATAAACGATTCCCCTCGCACCAAGGACAACCGCCATGATTCCGGCACGAGGGGTCTATCGCTTTTGATCCACGATAAGGTTTTCTATGTTCCTTACCATGTTCTATTGCTTTATCGAGACTCATAACAGTGTTAGAATGTACTCGAATGCCTTTGCTGTCGGGGATGAGATCCACTGGACAAGTTCATACGCGTTGACCCAGAACCCGACAAAGAATCCTAATGACAACGCGCCGGAAATAGCCGTTATAATTTCGGCATTCTGCCTTTCATCATAACTGAGGTTGTTGTCGCGGATGTCGTTCTTTATTTTTGTTAAATTGCGCTTGAGAATATACAACAGAACTGCCAACGCAATGACACACACAGCTGTGTTGAAGGCGCTACCGATCGTATACATTCTCGCCATTTCAGGCAGCAACACTTCTTTTGCCGTTCCGAGCTTGCCGCATAAATTATCTATTACAGCATTGATCTCGTTACTTGTCATAAGTACGCATCTCCTCTCATCTTCCAGTAGAATTCCTTGGTTGTAAGATCATCGTTGAGTTTGCGCCATCCCTCGTCAATAAGATTTGGCAGATTACATCTAACTTTCCAGCCACTCTCGTTAATGAATTCGTAGCAGTCATGGCGCGGAAAAACGTAATTTACTATTCTTCGTTGCAACGCTCCTCCTTTAAGGTTTCTGTATATTATGTCTCCGGGCTGGAGATTTGACAGCTCTTCCGCTGCTTCATCGCGGACCTCATTAGTGGCCTTGATGGATTTGCTGAAGAATTCTTCAGTTGTATACTGTCTATTGGCTTTATGGTAATCAAGCTCAAAAAGAGTCTTTGCGCTTCTACGCATAACTGCGCCATAATTAGAGACGATCTCGTATGGGTCCTCCTCGCCACTGTACACAAAAATGACAAGGCCTATTCTTCGAATGCCGCCGAAGTCGTTTGTAGCGATTACAACATCTCCTTCCTTAAGGTTTTCGAGCTCCTTCAAACGCCCATCATCTTTCTCCGACATTTTGGGGGAGGTAACCGGTTCCTCATACTTAGGAAAATGATTAAGATAAGAGCTTGGTACACACACGGATGTCGAACCTTTAATCCGATACAATCTTGTGCCGATACTATTGACGAACGGCACGTCTTCGAAATCGATGATGTACTTCATATGGTTTTCTCCTTTCAGTTTCTCTACTCTTCTATAAGCCCGATCACTTCATCGGCGATACCAATTTTAATTTGTGCCAGCCCTGTTCAATAAGGCTTTGCAGACTATATATACATTACAACATCGCCTTTCTTTAAATACTCTAGGTCTTTCAAACATTGAGCATCTTTCTCTGATAGTTCTACATACCTCGGAAATTTCTCAAGAGTTTCACGCGACACGTATACAGTATTTGTGTGCTTCATTCTATAAAGATTGGGATTGTCACAGCATGGTTCATCTTCGAAATCGATGATGTACTTCATATGGTTTTCTCCTTTCAGTTTCTCTACTCTTCTATAAGCCCGATCACTTCATCAGCGATACCAATAACGAGCATCGTCAAATATAACGGAATAAACATCATTCATCTCCCTCGAAGGGCTCAAGCTCTCCATTGTACTGAGTAGCAGCTTCAAAACATAAGATGTTAGCCTTAAAAAAGTTACTAACAAACAGGATCTCTTTTTCGTCAGAAATAACTTTTGCGACTACGGCCACGGCATCAGAGCCTATCTGAACGCCCAGCTTTGAAATTTTGCCGAGACTAATTCCGTACCGGGGGTAATAATCGGCCCCAACTGCGAAATTATAATCAAAGTATTCCGGTCCGACTGTTTTAATATAAACACTATCGGCATACGCCAGTTCGATATTACTCATAACAAAACACCTCACTTCCTATTCAGCATTTTCCGCATAATCTTCGATTAGATCTAAACCTTCACACACATAACCCCAATCCGTATAAAGTTCCGAACCATTAGGAGTAATAAGAACTGATGTATACCATTCACAACTATCTATAAAATCTCTAATAGTTCGCACCGCTTCTTTTAACTTATTTCGCTCCTCGTCACTCATCTTTTCGCCTCCGGATCGTGCGTCATCATTACCACATTCATGCTGTTAACGAGATACGTTTGTCCGTCGATCACAAGCTGTAATTGCTCTCCCTCGTAATCGTTCCACGACTGAAGTTTTCCTTCTACTACTTTACCATTTGGCAGTTTTACAATTGCATATTCATATGCATAAGTAAAATCGACTACCTGTTTATTACAGCCCCAAAGAAGAGTGACAACAAATACCATAACGAGCAATATTTTTCTCATCGTTACTCCTCCTTACTCATAACAGAACACCTCCGAGCCAATCCTGGCGTATACTCCACGGCCCTGTCTAAACTGGGCCTGAAATATAACATTCGCAGGCAACACACTACCGTTTCTAAGAAGCCAATCGGCCACTTCCCAGTTCTGCTCCGTGGGTGTACGGTAATAATTACCGTCCCACGTACAAGAGTACTGACCGCGCTGGAAGACCACAGACCGGATATCATTAGGATACGACCGGTGGTTCACGCGGTTCAGTACAACGCTTCCTACGGCCTTCTGAAGCTCTACGGAGCCTGTCTGACACTCTCCGCAGAGTAGATGCGCCATAATGTCAAGCTCCTCGGCTGTATACGAGGGCACCGGTTCGGCAAAGAGCTTCAGCTCATTCGGAGCAGGATCTCTCACTGGTGCACTAGGAGAGGCTCCGTACACCAGAAATCCCTCGGGTCCGGCCGCCTGCACTGGAACTGCGGCCCAGAGACTGAATACAAAAACCCACAATAAAAGAACAAAGAGGCCGAACACTAAGTCCAGCCTCTCGTTAAACTTATTCATTTTTGTCACCTCGTTTTTTTAAAACGTATTCAAGATAATCGGCAATATTTTCTACGGCGGGTTTGATAAACACATCATATATAATCGAACCAATGGTGAATGCGGCCAATACAAGTAGTGTTAACGCAAATATCCATAATACTATGTAAAGGACGGTTAAACATATCAGAAGGCCGTTCATTCCTTTTCGATTTCCTCGTCAAGAATATCACGGAACTTCTTGGATCTTATGACGGACATCGCGACCTTCTGGGCGATCTGCTCGTAGAGCTCCTGCTTATTCTCATTGAGCCACTCCTTAATGATCTCTTTGGCCTTCTCACTAAGAACCGTCGAATTATTACCCCAGCTGTATCGCTTATCGAAAATGGTACTTTTGAGCTGCTTAGTGAGTTCCTCAGTTGCCTTATTAATGGCGTTTCCGATCATTGCATCATCGTTGAGTTTGAGTTCAAGATTGATTTTGTGTTCCATTATTATTTCTCCTCCTTCTTAAGCGTAACATAAGTGAGCGGGAACTTCCCGTCACGGTAATGCTTTGTCCACATTGTGACATTGATTCCGCCGCTTTTCACATACTTCTCAACCTTGCTCTGAGCTTCGAGAGTAAGGTCTTTCCAGAATATGGGAACCATAATATTGCCCATAGTGCATCACCCCCTCAACGCTACATATGAAATTGCGTCGTCCCTATACATGAAAAAATGTATCCCATGACTGCACTCGATGTATCGATCAGCAACCCATCCATCCGCAAATACCGTCTTTCCCTTCCTGTAATTGGTGCGATATCGCAGAAAAGGCATGGTGAAGTTGGTCAACTCAAACATGGAGTATGCCACGGTGTCGTCTGGTAATGAAGTGCCGTCAAAGAGCTGAATACCGGTAACCTTTGCAAACTCGCATCGACATTTTTTCGATTCGAATGCCCGCAAACGGGGTGAATCAGCAGGAATTTTTAACTGCACAAGGCAAAATTCGCAAGATTTGTCGCTTGTTCGCCCAAACACCATGGCGGCTTTCCAGCCAACAAATGAACCTTCTGACGGGCAATCATAGCGATCGAATAGTTTATCTCTGTTAAAATAGGCGTAAACTTGATAATTCTGGCCCATGTTTTCTCCTTTCAGAAAATAAAGCTTACAATATCGAACGCAAAAGCGTGCGAAAAGCCTTAATGCTTATCCGATCGCAGTCTTGCTTAATATCTAAAGACCGTAACACATTTCGGACATCGGCTTTGACGGCCTCAACACCTGCCAAAAAGCCAAGAACAAAAAATATAACCGCCGTCGTAAAGCAAACAGCGGTACACAGTGAAATCATTTCTTCTCCTCTAGAATTTTATTCCACGCCGCTTCGGTAGCAATTGCATCTTCGTCGCAGTATATCTTTTCAAGCGCCGAAAGTCTCTTATCGAACTTAGCGATACGCCGGTCGAGTTCGGCTCCTTCCGCCTCGAATATCAATGCCCTAAGCGCGTTTCCGTGCAGCGTCGGTAAGAACTTCTTCATGACCGCCATGGCCAATCCCTTTTCAGGATCCCAGTTGTCGAATTTGGCGCATTTGACGACTGTCTTCGTGCCGTCACTCCAGAAGACAATCGTGGCCGGCCAATTAAATATAACGCGCCTGAATGCAAGCGGCTTTAATTCAGCCATCGCCGGAAGATTATTAAGCCGATTAGTGATGGCTTCATCGTTCCACTCTGCAAGCGTATCGATCGCACCCTTCCTGCTGATTAAGTCATCCATTACTCGATCTCCCCTTTCGAGATGGAAAGTTTCCAGTTCTCCTCGGATACATATTCGAACTGGCCTGTTGTCCCGTCTCCAAAACCAAAGAACAGAATATTTGCGCCAGTCACTTTCTGATACTGCAAGCCGACATGCTCCTCGACCAACATCTGTGTTAAGCGTTCCACTAAGAATTCCGCGCTATACTCAGGCACGTTTCTCCTCCTTAAAGGCGTGTGTAGGAATATGATTCCGGATCTTCCTCATGTAACCGGTTCCATACATCTTTTTTATAAATGCCATAGCAATACCCTTCTCTTCATCGAAGAGCTCTCCTTCCATACACTTTACAATCGTCTTTGTGTTATCACTCCAGAAGACAATTGTCGCTGGTCCGTTAAATATAACCCGCTCGATCTCTGGTACAAGTACAACAGAACATAATGTGGCTGTAAGTTTCCACTCATCGTTATAGAACTTGTTGCATTTGGTGTCCTCTTTAACCGTCGGAAATAACGGCCTCGTGTCCCACTGCCAGTACGGATTCTTAATTTCGTACATCATTTTTCTCCTCCTTCTCTATCTCTTTATCGATCCACTTGATGACCTTATCCACCGCAGTCCGTTTCCGAATATTCTCGGAAACCTTGCACGAATACACATAGTCTTCCAGAATTGGCTTGAACGCCTCTTCCAGGAATTCTGAAAGTTCCCAGTCGGCAGAGATCTTGGCCGCTTCTTTCTCGACGTTGCCGTATCCGGCGAACAGCTGTCTGTCAATCCCAGCCAGCCGGTTCTGCTCGAAAACGGCATACTGGCGAGCCTTCTCGAGATCTTCAACACGAGACGATCCCTCTTTTCTTCCGGCACGGGAAATATACTTGACGACGCATCCCATATAGAAGTTGAGATCATGCTCGGCTATGACATCTTTCGGCTCATACATTCTTCCTTCCGTGTAATGCGCAGGATTGCTAATAATATCACTCATTTTCGTTTTCCTCCCGAAATTTTAAAAACACGCCATCCACGAGTCATATGGATCCCATGAAACTTTTTCCAGTTGTTTTGCCCGAACTTAATGAACTCGTGTATAGTCACCGGTCTACCAAAATACTTCCTTGCTCCGTCGGAATCAAGGCACCACTTACTGGCTCGTACTTTCATCTTTCTCCTCTTTCTTTTACAAATTCCTCCATGCAGGGAAGTTTCATAAGCTCATCGACGAATACGTGCCATTCATCAAGCTTATGTCCGGTTCTCTGACGGATTATATTGAGAGCCACTTCGTAGTTAATATCAATGGTCCGGCGCTGGTTGTAGGAAGACGGCAGCAGCTGAATCATCTGCCACCAGTAGCACTTATCTTTGGTTTCTAAATACATCGTTCTTTCGCCATTAAGCCTATCGACAACTTCTTTAAAAAACTCTCGATTGTCCGAGTCAAGTTTCTCGTGACTAAAATCGTCAAGCGTAAATTCCTTCGCATGAATTTTGTGCATGGTGCTGCAGCTGTTGGCCGCCGTTCCAACCTTGTAGGTGTCAAACTCTTTCCACCAGTACAACGGTGCCACCACGTCCATCTGTGCATGGATCATTCGCAGGAATTTTCGGTGTTCCGTTCCGGCAGCGATTAGCTTTTTCATAAGCTCAATATCATTGAGGCCAAGAATCGTGTCTCCATCCTTCTCGTTCGGAAAAGCCGGACCGCTGCTGCCTAAAATATCATAGAATTCCCCATCAGCAATAAAACTGCTGTCCGATTTAACCCATGAATTCATTGGATTCCTCATTCCACGGATGGCGCCTCTCCATCCAAATACATCAACGTTTTCAACCTTTAACATTTGATCTCTCTCCATCCTCGCTTCATAGGATAACCGTGAAACTTTTTCCAGTTATTAGAGCTTGCAATTTCCATCTTCTTGCGAAGTGGCATGTCTCCATATAAAATACATAGCAATATTACTCTGGCAAGGTCTTCTCCCGATATACACCTGCTTGCTCTTACTTTTGAACGCCATTTATGTTTACGACTCATCCTTCTCCTCAAACATGATCGGTTTGTGAGAATCCTCTCGAGCAGCGAAAATTAAACACGTATCGCACGGATCCTCGGTATCTATCACGTTTTTATACTTGCATTTATAGCAGTATTCATTAAAGAGCACTTCTTTCACGTATTATCCTCCGATCCGTTAAGATTGGTGAGAAAAGCCCACACAAGGCTTTCATATATACCGGCTTTCTGCTTTGCAAGAGCCAATTCCATTTCAGAGGTGGCAGAGTTCGCCGGAACTTCAACAACCTTTTCTACGATTCGCTCTACCGGGACTTCGACTTTTTTCTCAACAATCTTTTCTTTAACTTTCACATCGTCTTCCAGCATTACATCAAGTTTATTCAAGCTTGCAATTTTTCTTCGAATCACGTCGAAATTGGTAACAGAATAAGACGCGTCCTTTTCTAAAAAATATTTTGACGGTTTCGTAACCATTTTCCGGCAGTCTACGACTTCTTTATTTACAAAAGAGACGGGAACGTGAAAAATAGGATTTAAAGTAATACTTGTGCCATCAATAATCTGCAGGCACGTAGTACAACCAACAAAACTAGATATTACAAGATATTTCTCAATCGATCCATTCGACGTCTGCACGTGCCATACATCTCCTGGAGTAAACTGACCATAAATACTATTATCGATCTTTTTTATCACAGCCGCCGCGGTGGGATCGTTATATCCTTCTTCGGTCTTTTTTGCAGAGTATTTGTCACCATTTTCAACATCTTCAACCCAGTTCCATTTTGACCCATTTCCATGCTTTCCGTTGTGACGAATCTGAGGATACATAAGAGCCAGATCTTTAAGATCTTTAGAGATCGTTGATTTTGTCACATAGAACGTGTTGGCTGCTTCTTTCAGAACGAAAGTGTCATTCTTGATATGGTCGAGAATATAATCAAATCTTTTCTGTCTTTCGATATCTATCATTCCCATTTTATTCACTCTCCATATGTGGTTTTGTCTAAGTGTGTAATTCCACACGATGTTCCGGTGTTTCCGGGCCATTTTTATAAAACTTTTAGCTTTCTTTTAAATTTCCGAGTAAAAGTTTTTAAGAAAAAACATCGGAAACATCGTGTTGAGAAAAACAAAAAGGAGCCTAGATTTCTCTAGACTCCCCTGTTTTGACCCAGATTTGGGTCTCAGAACGTTACGACTTCTGTGTCGTCTTCTTCTGTTTCAACCGCATCCGTATCCTCTTTGGATAACGCTGCCTGAAGCTTCTCCTCAAGATCTGCTTTGTCAGCCCACAGTTCCAGCCGATCTTTGTTGATTTTGGCGATTTCCTCGTCTTTTGCCTTAGCCGTTTTGTTGCCGCCAATCGTGTACGCGAGTGCCGCTGCGCCAGTGATCATACCGATCTTTGCCACAGTCTTTACCGCGCCGATTGCAACTTCAGCGACCTTGGGCTTGCCGACGGGTTTTCCATTCTCATCAACAACCTCGGGTTCCGGTTCTGCCTTCTTAATCTCGTATCCGAAAAGTTTCATAGTTTTCTTCTCCTTTCATAAATAAGAATTCAGTTGTTAAGAAACAGTTTGTTACCGTTCCATATTACGACATGAAAAAATTACGAGCCTAGATTTACCATATTTCATCCAGGCTCGTAGCATTCCAATATGATATATTATGAGTATGCGAATCCTGCTCGTTCTCTAGCAGCTCGTTCGCTACTTTTAAGATATTTCTTATCATCAACTATCGGCGAATTTGCTTCATACATTATGAGAATAGCTTCCTGAATCCCGGTGTTCGGATTGGTGATTGCTTTTGGCTTTATTTCAACAAGTCCTTTGTATTCAGGGAAATATGTGCGTTTACCAAAGATAGTCTCTGGGGCTTTAGCTAGCATATAGAACTGATTAAGAGTCACGTCATCCCCGTCGTTAATAAAATCGTTAACGACATTTTTTGCAGCAACCACGTCTGTATAATATCCATACCACGTATTACCGAATTCATCGAAGATCTTCATTTTACCGGTATTCAAATCGACGTTTTCGTTGATTTCTCCTCCGTGATACTTAGCAAAAGCCTCTGCTATCTTCTTATCGACTTTCGCTTCTATATCATCTGCTTTATCTGGCGTTTCTTTACGTATAACTTCTTTGAACGCTTCGACTTTTTGAGAAGCCATTTCTGTACCGGCAATAGCCGTCGCTGTGATCGTAACCACAGTAGTGTTGAGAAATGCAATCGCGCCAGCAGTCAATACTGCAGCCCCAACGATTTTTGCAATAGAAGGCCCAACCTTTTTGAGCGTGTCTTTATTCACCGCTTCGACGGTTTCCTCCTTCTCTTTTTCGGTCATTTCTTCATCATCTTCTACGTCCTTGAGATCCTCTTTTCTTTCCTCCATTGCTTTATGGATCTTCGGACTTTCTTTATAAATAACGACGCCGGTTATTATGATTGAACCGACTAAAACTGCAGTGGCGATTAGCGGCTGGTGCTCAACTGCCGCTTCTGCGACCTTTCCTAAAAATTCTTTAACCATTTTGAACTCCTTTCATCAAATGGCGATTTCCATCTGTTCTCTGCTTTTTAAAAACTGAGATCCAGGTTCTTCAATAAAATACGGCTCACAATAGCACGTAATAATGTAACATTCGTCAGGCCGTCCAGGAATCCATCCTTCAGTCATTTCACATTCGATAAAGTCAAATTTGTCATTATCGATATCCTCCGCGAACCATCCAAAATCTTCGTATGCCATCCGTTCGAATTCACGTAGAGATATATGAAGATCTTCTACAAACTTTAAGAAACTCGCTTTATCGTGGTTTTTAATTTCCCATTTAAGTGATTGAATCGCTTTTTGAACTTCCATCGGGTCAGATAAGAAATACTTATCAATGCAATCAAGGTAACAAATAGTCTTACCGTATCCAGTATCCTGAACAGCAAAATCTACCTGATGCATCTTCTCCTTTGTCAAATCCTTTTTGAACTCTTTGAATTCCTTAGTATCCATCATAGATTTGACCTTATCCATGACCTTTTTTCTATTAGCTGCTGTGATAGAAATAGCTCCCGTAACAGCCGCTGCCGTAATCATTCCGAAATGAATAAGACAAATATCAGAAACAACTGAGAACGCGAGCGACACACCAGTTGGGATCCAGTATTTCCAAGTCGCTTTAAAAGCTTCTTTTTTTGTCTTAATGTCTTTTTCTTTCACAACTTCTGCTGTTTTGTAACCAGCCCACGCAGCGCTAACTGCTGCCGCGATGGCCGCACCTATTGCGATGGTGCCAAATACAACGAGTTTCGGGTTAATCATCGTTTCTCCTTTCAGAAAAAATAGGAGCTTAGATTTTTCTAAGCTCCTTTGTTGCCAGTTCCAGATTAGTCTTTGTTCTTAGGTTTATCTTCGCATGACCCAAGAATCACGATTACCCCCAGAAATATGAGGGCGATTCCAATAAGCATGTTATCCACCTCCTTCTTCTAATATGGATTCATTAGAAGAGAAGAAAAAATTACGAGGCGTTTTATAGTCTCGCCTCGAAGACTGATTCGAATTAACTGTTCAAACTTGTCAGAAACGTTTTCGCATTCTCTTCAAGTTCCAGCTTGCCGTTTAAAGCGAAGTTGCGGATGTATGCGATTTCGTCACTAGTCAGATACTCTCCGTCTATCATAAGACATTCGAGCCAGCCCTGAAAAGCGCGCCCTCGCAATGAACCACCAACATTCACCCAACTAGCAATATATCTTGATACGTGTATATTTCTTATGAGTTTGTTTTCGAACATAGTGTTCTCCTCCTTTCATTTACGGAGAGAAAAAAAATACGAGTTAAAAAAGAAGAGGACCGAAGTCCTCTCCAGAGTAGTCAGTATGAAACGTCATTCGACATGAATGTAATCGCTCACATCGATCATAGACTCCTGTCCACCGTTCACAGTGGTATAAGCGCGAACATTGTCACCATTGGTGATCATACCCATAACGACATCGATCCGGTTTTCATGATCTTCGTCAATAACCTTGACTGTCATGATACCGTTTTCGAAGCTCCAGTCGTAGATCACACCATTGACCTTTGTCACGTCGCTGTCACCGCTGCGCACGACTTTTGAGTCTGCGCCGATGATAACGTCACTCAGATCGAAGCATTCAAGCTTCTGATATCTGGATTCGATTTTCTTCGGTTCCTCAACCTTTTCGCTGGTGAAAATACCAGCATAGCTCGTAACACTCATTGAAAACATCATCACAAATACCATTACCATAGTCATAACCTTCTTCATTTCAGTTACCTCCATTAAATAGTTTTTATTCAGTTTTTATGAGTATATTACTCATTATATAAATGAAAAAAATTACGAGTAGTTTAAAGTCTTGCTCAGGACTTGTAGTTCATTTTTTATTGATTTTGTCAATAAAGTAAAATATTATCACGAGTGGTAATACCGCCACTATCAAACACATGTTACTTATCATGAGAATCCCCATAACAATTCCGTACAAGGCACTGCCTTTGAGACCAAAATACCCAAAAACAATACCTAGTAAGAAACTTATTATGAGGCACCCCACAATAAATTTTAAATAGTTCCATAGCATAAATTGCACCTCCTTTTAATATAATATTTCCATAAAAGGAGCGAAAAAAAATACGAGCAGTTTAAAGTCATGCTCAGGACTTTGAATCACTGATCGTCAGCTAATACGCCAAGACGAGCATAGATTTCCGAAAGCGGGATTTCCCCCTTCAGGTTATCAACCATCACTTTTTCTTCCGCGGTCAATTCCCGCGTTCGCTTCACTCGCGTCATGGTCTTCGGATCCCATTCAGTGAGACGCGCTTCTTCCATTCGTGCTTCTTTTTTTGCCTGCTGAATAGCGCCATATACGCCTTCAACAGCACGTGCACCAACAGACAGAATAGCAATACTCACGAGCGGATTATACGAAACCCATTGCGCAGTGCTTCGAACTCCGTTTACCACGGATCTCTTAGCATTGTCAAACTTTTCTCCTGCTTTCTTAAAAAATTCGTCTTTTGTCATTTTAAGCTCCTTTCAATAAAAGTGTTATCAGTTATCAAAAAAAGAGAAGCTTTTTATGCTCCTCTTTCGATTGAATCAAATACCAGGATCAACGCCATGATGAACACCTCTGTGAGAGCTATAGCCCACCATGTAGTGTTGAAACAGATCGTGCCTCCAGCAATAGCAGCACATGCTGCTCCGGGAAGGCCAAATACTGCATACATCACGATGCTCGCTATCACAAAAATAATGTTATACATTTTGAATACCTCCTTATATTTATTCATATAAAGAGAGAAAAAAAATACGAGCAGTTTAAAGTCTTGCTCAGGACCTATATTTTATCCGTTCTTCAACCGATTAGAATAATCAAACAAAAAATCAATCATCGCATCGGTTAACTCGATTCTTGCACAATTTTTGACTTTATCGATCGTTTCATGCTTGCTGATCTCAGCATCGTTCGCAAGATACAGCACGCTTTCGATAGTCTTATCGTCCTTCATTTTGCTCGTTAACACGATAGAATCATAGGTTTTCATGTTTGCTCCTTTCGTAGATACGTTTATAGTTTCATATAAGGAGCGAAAAAAAATACGAGCAGTTTAAAGTCTTGCTCAGGACTAGCACATCACTTTACCTTTTTAACCCACGGATACTTTCTCATGAGTTTCGGGATTTCGAAGAACTTCTTCGCCTCATTGATGTTGATGCAATCCCATCTCGCAGCGATGACGGTCAACAGATACTTCGCAGCCAGAACCACATCGTCGATACACACCTGACCGTAATTGTCGATCATATTCTCGAAGATTACCATAGCTTCTCCGATACGATAGACATACGTCTTCTGCGTGATTTCGAATGTGGGATCTCTGAACTGATCCATATCGAAACTGTCTCCTGCGAGTTCATCAAGGATTTTGACAGCAGCATCTGCGCCAAGCTCGAATTCCTCTTTGAACTCTTTGTTGTTTTCCATGTTTTCCATAATATATACCTCCGTTATAAGATATTAAAGTGGTTTATAAGTACCATATAAGGAGAGAAAAAAAATACGAGCAGTTTAAAGTCTTGCTCAGGACTAAACTTACAGTTTTACAAACTTTGAAATGAAGTTAAACCCTTTATTACAGCCTCTACCCAAGAAATTGTCGGAGTCTGCAAAGAGAGTTCCAAGAGCGACTACAACAACGCCGGCGAGCTGAACTACGCGCACGAAAGTATCTTTCGTACTTTTTGCTCTGTCAGCCTTGATCTTCTCCTGCTCTATGTCAGCTTCTCTTTCCGCTTTCTGCTTTTCGGCTTCAAGACGCTGTCTGTCGATTTCAGCATCTCTTTCAGCCTTCAGCTTATCTGCTTCAAGTTTCTGCCGAGCAATCTCGGCTTCTCTTTCTGCCTTCAGCTTATCCGCTTCAAGACGCTGTCTGTCGATTTCGGCTCTGATCTTCATCGCCTCAACATCAGCTTCAAGCTTTTGCTGCGCCTGAACATTCTGATCAAATGCTTTCACGCGATCGATTTCTCTCTGCGCGAACATGTTCAGCTCCTGAGCCGCGTCTGCGTGCTCCTGAGTCCCTAATGCATTATCCCGAACACCCTGATGGGCATTCTTGATTGCCAGGTTCAATGTTTCCTTCAGTTCCATTAAGTCTCCTTTCTACTAAAACTGCGTTAACTTGTTCCATAAGAGGACAAGAAATAAATACGAGAAAAAAAAATACAAGCAGTTTAAAGTCTTGCTCAGGACTTTGGATCACTCCACGTCTACATCTTCGTCAGAAATGTTGACCGGGATCATCAGCTTCTTCGTTGCGAACATTGCCGCCAGGACAATTCCCGCACCAGTAACAATAGCAATAATGATCTTCTTAGTCATAATCTTTACCTCCTTATACGTGTAGGATTTATGTTTTTCCATATAAGAAGATGAAAAAATTACGAATACATTTTAAACCGTTTAATAGTCACTCATTTCCGTTTCTTCGACGGCACAATCAAAACTGTTATTCAGTCTAAACCAAGTTCCACATTCTCTACAACAAATGACATTAGGTTTTGTCTTCGTGCATTTCTGCGTACTCTTCTAGATTAAACGGATAGGATTTTCCGTTTGTAATCTCTCTGTTTGGCTTAGCAAAAGGGCAGGGTTTCCCCCAAAAATCAGTTCTTGATAAAGCGCTGCATTTTGTTAATTCGAAGCCGCATATATACTTCTTAACTTTTGCGAAACACTCTACCTCCTCATTACATGTAGCTAATTTAGACATTTTGAACTCCTTTCATGTACTAGTGGTTTTAAATAAAAAAATGGAGCCTCTGGGACTCGAACCCAGGACCGATCGCTTATGAGGCGACTGCTCTAACCGCTGGGCTAAGGCTCCTGAAAAATATAAAGGCGTGTTAGTTACACACGTCTTCTATTACCGAATGGTTAAAAGCAGAAATCGAAAAGGTGTAGGAATAGTATAGGCATGATGTACGAACGCATCGTTGCTATATACTATTACCTACACCTTTCGACTTCCAATAATCCAATAAACATGTGGGTCTTCATTTAACAGGAGGTGTGAGAAGGAACAGGCGCCGTTTCTTAATTTCAAGTAATAGAGCCATTTTTAGACCTCACATGTAGGATTAACGTAGAAACTTACTCCTGCGGTGAACCCTTAGATACTTTGAATGTCACCGTGGAGCGAGTCTTAAGTTTCTCAGGATCAAGCTTCAGATCCGACACATACAGAATCTCATCTCCATCGTATTTGTCAAGATTAACCGTACCATCAGTAGTTCCTTCCGGAATGCCGAGAAGGACGGACGTGCAGAGCGAGTAAATGCCTGCAACGGCACAACAGCTGAGAATCGTAATCCAGTCGATATCAGTGATCTTCTGCCCAACCGTGAACATGGTAAGAGCTACCTGAACCATAGTTCTTACCGCACGGTTGAGCGCTGGCATAAGCCATTCTTTAGTGAAAATGTTATTCAATGTTCTCCTCCCTGAGCGTTCGGATCGGTTGCGGTAATAGTAGAACTATCCACTGCATTAGCAATATCCTCGCCTTTTCTCACGCCACCAAGAGCTTTAATAGCCTGAGAAATAGTCTGAACGCCAGCAGTAGAGCCGCCCTGTGCTTTAATCTGCTTCTTAAGCCTATCAACAATTGCTGCCATATTTTACCTCCTTATAAGTTAATAGTTAAAGTTTCTGTACTTGCGTCATATGTACCAGAAATATTATTGAGTTTAGTTTTATCTGTAGAACTCATCAAACCATTCACTGACTGAGTAGCAATTGGAATATCAACGTTCTCAGCATACTGACTAACTTCTCTTACCGCTCCGTTTTTATACATGTAAATAGGATGGTTCTCGTAAAGATATATATTAGATGTACTATAAGTCTGGCCCAAATAAATATAGTATCTTCCATCTTCTGTTGTCGGGAGCGTTTGCGTTATCGGCGTCGAATATAATTTAGCAGTACCGTCCGCCTGCGGTGTACATACTAAATAAACAGCTTTTTGAGCCGTAAGAGTGGTACCGGTATTGAATGAGTAACCAAGATCAACTGTTGAAGCATAATCTAATCTATCGCCTGGAATTGTAGCGTTTGCATTAACGGTGGAAGTGTTATTGTAATAAAGTATCTTACCGAACGGTTTGAAAGAACTTGTTGTTAATGTCTTATTGGTAGTCCTGCTACTATTATTAACGGTATTAATAGGAACTATTGTTGTATCATTAACTTCAAGACAAATTTGGTATCTATATAAAACGGTTGCGGTCTTATATAAAATCTGCGTTGTCCTAACGTAATAAGCAGTATCATTAGTGTTCGTATCTCTAGCATAATCAATCCACCAGCCAGAATATGCTGTACCATTAATAGTTAAGCTATTATGATACACCATACGGATCATCTGATACTGACCATAATGAGTAGTGTGCCGAGTAGTGGAGTTAAAATAAACGTTCTTAGCACCCGTTTTAGTACCATCCGCCAATGTAAGATTAAGGGTACTACCATTACTATTTCCAGCAAATGGTAAGAAATAGATTATCTCTTTTCCATCGTAGAGCTCTGGATCTTTAGTAACTCCTGTCCAAGCGTTCGTAGTTGCAGTTTGAGTACCATAGATGAACTCAGCGCCGGTAGAAGTTCCGATGTCATACTGCGTGCCATCAGGAAGTTTAATATCAGATATTCTTGCCATCTGATACCTCCTTTACTTAGCTTACAGTGACCGTCTTCGAAGTACCCGTGAATGTCGGCTGAGAAACACTACCTGCTGCCGTGGTCGTACCAGAAAGCTGTACCTTTGTACCTGTGAATGTCGGCTGAGAAACAGAGCCAGCCGTTGTACCAGAAACTGAAACATCGCCCTCGGTTCCTGTAAAGGTAGCAGTGTAAGCACTAGGCACAGGAATATTTCCAGTCACAAGTCTTACGCCGGTACCAGTAAACGTTGGCTGAGAAACAGTTCCAGCCGGAGTACCACTAACAGAAACGGTCCCCTCTGTACCGGTAAAACTAGCAGAAGACGGAACAGAAATATTACCAGTTACAAGTCTTGCCCCAGTTCCGGTAAATTTCGGAGCACTAGCTTCATATGCGGCATCACCTGTTTTAACAGTAACATCAGACGTGGTTATAGATGCGCCTGTAGTGTACCCAAGCTGATAGAGACTGAGCGTTTCACCAGAAACCGCATAATACGTAAGATTATTAGTGGGAGCGGTAGCGCCAGGAGCAGCTGCGACAACAGTCTTTGCAACGGTGACAGAAGTTGGATTCTTAACTGTTGCAGTACTTCCAGCGGTTTTAACAGAAATCGTAGGAGCCGCTACAGAACCTTCAGGCGTATATGTTGCTGTACCAGATGTTGCTTTAGAAACGGTAGCCGTCTGATTCGTATTAGTAAGACTTACAGAACCAGAGGGAGTAAATGTTCCGGTTGAAGTGGTGCTAGACCCGGTAAAAGATGGCTGAGAAACTGTTCCGCCCGGTGTATAAGTGGCAGTACCCGTGGCTGCGCTAACCGTCGCGGTCTTATTCGATGTTGACTTCGTAGTGACACTAACTGTGCCATCTGGCGTAAATGCACCTGTAGATGTCATCGAAGCACCAGTAAAAGTAGGCTTAGAAACAGTACCAGCAGGCTGATAGTTGCCGTTAGCATTAGTCGCAGAAGTAATAGTTACAGAAGATTCTGAACCAGTAAAAGTTGGCTTAGAAACGGTACCCTCAGGTTTATACGATCCGCTTGCACTATCTTTAAACGCAAGAGCCTTAAGCGATCCCGTAGAACCAAATTCATGCCACTTGTTATCAGAATCTGCCCATACAAACTCAAGATTGCCGTAGATAACGATGTCGCCAGACTTAGGCGTGACATCGGCATTATTTATTTTGATCGGGCTAGTAGAAGCGCCATCGGTAAGAGCTGTAGTAGTAACGCCAATGTAATGCATACCACCGGTTACCGAAGACTGCAACGCTTCAATATCGGTTCTTGCCTGGGCATCTTTGAGGTTATATGTAGTACCAGAAGGCAATGTAATTTGAGATATATCTGCCATATTACTAATTCCTTTCTTTAGTTTGTTGTAAAGACGAGGTTTTCACCCTCTGGACTACCAAGATAGCCTCTCCATTTATTATTCCAGGCTTCTTTTTCAGCAGGGGTTACGTGAACGTCTGTGTTGTTTATATGACTGTCGAATTCGTTTTTAGAAGGAGACGCGAACGGTACATCAACAACAAAAGCGGCTCCATCACCGATTTTGAACTTAACTTCAGTGATATTGCCGCTTTCGTCCTTATCCATATAAACATAAATCGTACCCTTGTCGGATACAAGTTCTGGAGTTTCTGCCCACTCATCGCTAGATTTAACGATAACATTTCCAGCCGACCCGCCAGTTACAAAAGGCATATCTATAAGATACGAACTACCATCTCCAATTTTCATAGCGGGAACCAGAACGGTTTCGCCATCGATTACAGTAGATGTGTAGTCCGAATAAATATAAATATGAGACTTTTCTCCAACCAACATCGTTTTACTATTCCAGTTTTCAGTAGTGTCGTAATGAATAGCAGTTCTATCAAGAACGATTGGTAAATGAGACTTACCTGTCATCTGGTTGTTGGTACTCAATTTTCCAGAGTCAACTAGACTTGAATTAACCAGTTGACCCGTAATGTCAAGTCTATTAATGAGAGGCATTAGTATACCTCCTCCGTGATGTTGAAATTAGCCGGTCCAATAAACGTATCAACATCTCCATCAACGGACGTATACTCAATATCATACTTGTAAGAACCATATTTTAAGGTTTTTGTATCTTCCGGCACTAGTTTGAGAATCATAGTATCGATAGGAATATCCTTAAGAATAAGAGGTTCTTCATCATCGATTTTCTTCTTCATGGCGAAGCGGACTTTTTCACCTTCTACTGGCGTATAACTAACGCCGTCCTTCGTCATTAGAACAGTTAAATATAACGTATCGCCCCTTGTGAGCGTAATGTTACTTCCGCTAATTGAAGCCGACATATTTCCTCCTTACTCTACTACTTCATACTTTTCCAAATCGGGAATATATGTATCCCATACTGGTTCATAAACCCCGTCTCCATTAACCCAGTAATACATTCGTTCACCGGGTCCCATTGGATCTTTAGCCTTAATATACGCATTTCTAACCATAAGTCCGGTGGAGTCAAAGTAGTAGAAGTTCCCATCTATTTCAAGCCACTGGCTGGAGATCATTCCGCCGTCATCAGCAAGGTAATACCACTCGTTATCCTTCTGCTTAAACCAGCCCTTAATCATTTTTCCAGACTCGTCAAAGACATACCATCTGCCGTCAATATAACTCCAACGTCCTTTGATTGGATCACCAACGACATAATAATACCAATCCCCAGAATCTGTTTTTCTCCATCCGTTCCAGTGGGTATCTTCCTTAGCTCTTTTAACACAAGCCTGATAGACTGCCCACGAAACTGTTTGTGCGCACCACTGAGCAGGATATTTCTTATTTCCCGCGTACCAGTAGCCCATCATGGTTATGTTATTTTTACCAGGATTCTCATGCTTTGTGAAAATAGCAGATAACGGGTCCCACGAATGCTTCTCTTCGTATCCTTCCCATTCATTCATGATTTTGAGAACGTCTTCGCCAGTACAGGTTTCTTCGGAATACATCGGTCTTCCAAACCCGTCGATTCTGTTTCCACCACCGACAGCAGTAACATGCCTATACCATTTTTCTTTCCACATTCCGCCATTTCTATCATATTCAGCGCTGGATGTGTTTCCTTCAGAAGTACGTATATCAAAAGAACCATCATAGTTCCACAGCACTTCTTTAACAAAACCGGTATGAGAAATCCTCTTAAGTTCGTTAGAATAAAAGTATACAATGTCGTATTTCAGAGGCTGTTTGAAATAACGACCAACTTTTACAAAATAAGACTTGCCAGTAGGTGTGTACTGAGAATAATCCCCGCACAACACCTTCTGGCCAGCCTGATAAGCATTCATTTAAGCTCTAAGCTTATTAATGCATTCCTGGATGATGCCTTTATCAGCCTCACTAGAAGCACCATCCTTCATAGCGTAGAGATCGTTAACCATATGCTCTTTCGCATCGGTTCTAGAATATCTTCCCATCGAATCCCTTCTATAAGAACTACCATTGTTGTATGCATGAATATCGTAGTACCGGTCATGGTTCGGCCAGCCCATGGAATATCCGCGCTCAGAATATCCACCCATCTCTTCCGTTTCAGAAGCCTTCACTTTGCAGATATGCTCAAGGGTCTCATACGCTTCATAAAGACTATGAAGCTCCTGCGGAGTGAGAGATCCTTTGTCGACGAGTTTGTCAACTTCCTTAACGACAAGCTCAGCCGCCTTATTATGAGTTCTGGTGTTATCCATTAGTCACACCTCCTCAGCCTGCGGTGGTAGTAGCGGGAGTCGTCTGGTTAGCTCTGATAAAAGCTTCAATCTGAGCGGTCTGAGAAACCTGAGAGGTATTAAAAGCGGCAATATTAAGCTGGTTTTCAAGTTCGCGAATTCTGAGATCCTTTGCTTCGAGACGATCCTGGCAAAGCTCATTATGAATTCCCTGGAAACCTGCGTTAACGACATTGGTGAGAGTATTAAGTGCATCATTGACTGCAGCGCGATCGTTGCAAGCTTCTGTAGCAACAGTATACTTAAGGTCTGCAACGGCGGCTCTGTTCTCGCAACAGCAATTCTGCTGAGCCATCTGCATTGCGTTCAGCTGCTGCAAAAGTCCCATCTGGCGAGAGTTATTAGCAATCTCTGCTCCGTAGAAACCGTTGTTAACCGCCTGCGTAACTCCATTGAAGCCATTGCACTGGCCCTGTGCCAGAGAATTGATAGAAGCGGTAATACCATTGATACCACCGATGACTGCCTGCTGATCGAAGCCTCTCTGAACAGTAGAATCCATATTATTAACTACATACGGCATAGCTCCTCCTGCGTTGCCACCGAAACCGCCCCAACCGTTACCCATGAATGCGAACAAGAACAGAATAATAATCCAGAAAGATCCGTCGCCCCAGAAACCGCCGTTTCCAAAAGCACCTCCGTTGTTTCCGACTACTGCTGCGACGTCAGCTGCACTAAGACCGTTTCCGTTGTCCGTAAGTGCCATAAACAAACCTCCTCATCGTCTAAAGAAAGATTGAAATTGCTGCGCAAGTTGAGAAAGCTGGTTAAACTGTTCCTGCGTCATTCGACCTGAATTTAATAACTCCTGAACCTTCTGTCTCGGATCACCCTGAAAATTAGATTTAAACTGTTGAAACTGGCTCATCATATTGGCCATGTTCCCAAAAGGGTTATTCATTTGGGGTGCCGAAGAGTTCTGGTTAAAGAACGGATTTCCCATGGTTATACCTCCTTCTTTCCAGGAGCATTAAGATAGTCTTCGATCGCTTTCGAGATCAACCCAGAAATCTCATCTCGCTTAACAAACGACGATGTGTCGATTGCTTCAACAGCGTTCGGGCCCTGAACCTGCGGAACTCTCTCTACAAGGTCGTAAGTCTTCATAGGTAAATATCTACCGCTTTGATCGGCAGACTTAAAATAAATAACTGGAGCATTCGAATCCATAAGGATGACTGACGCTCCAGGCGCTACTAAATATGCCTCAGCACCAGCCTGACCCTGAACCCACTGAAACGTGTTGTTCTGAGCCGCATTTTGATTCTGCTGAACAGGCTGAGAATTTCTCTGGAACGACATATTAGGGTAACCGTTATTAACTGGTGTAGCTGTAAAGCCGTTTCCAAAGTTATTAGCGTAAGGGTTATAATACTCGTACATGTGGTTTTCTCCTTTCGTTAGTAAGGTTCGTACTTAAAGTAAAAGACGGGACACTCGTTACCCGAATCCCAGGCATCGTAGTAGTCACCGTCTTTAACGCAAACGGCATGATCTCCTGTACATAAAACAAAAGTCCCTACCTTGTAATCACGGCAGAAATCTCTAACCGTGTAAAAAGTAGGGGCAATATCTAGTACAGTGTATTTTCTGAAACCGAATTTCTTTAGGTATGCTGGCCATACCGCATTATGATTTCCCCATTCGCACATTGCATAACCTTGGTCACAAAGTCCCCAATAGACCTCATCCCAGGATTTATTTAGTGCTATACAAAGGGCTCTTATAACGCAATCACCCGCTACTCTATGGCAAGGATTTGGATCAAAGAAGATGAAACAACGGTATCACCCCTCCCCCTCTCGCGAATCGATGATCAATCGATTAGTTTGAGTCCAAGATAATTAACATTTGTGCTTGCTGCACTATTTACAACAATGTGATGCAGTCCAAGATCTAACGTAGTAATTTGCTGTTCAGAAGATGTAACATTATAAGAGACTCCATCGACCACAACAGTCTGAACATTAGGCGTAGTACAATAAGAAACGAGACGCTTCTTATTTTTTGCATACACGAACACCCAGAAATCCATCATTTTTACGGATGCGGTTTTCGAACAACTAGCTTCAAGTTTAAAACCATTTGCTGGCGTAATTACTTTAACGTCTTTCCAAATATATCCAGAAAAGGACGAAAACTCCAAGTCTGTTCTGAGTCTTTCGTCAGCAAAGCTGAGAATCGTTGTTCCATCACCAGCTACTACTGTAAACGGAACAAGTTCTTTAAACATTGCTCCAGCTACGAATCTATGACCAACATCAGAATAGTGGCAGCCATCCGGAATAACTTGATTCATTCGATATGACGAGTGCACATTAAAGAATGCCGTATAAGCATTTTTGTCGATAACTTCTAGATTGTATTCTTTGGCAACTTCTTTTGTTATTTTATCGGCAAGCGACATCTGCTTCCAACCAAAACGTCCATGATTTTCCGTACCAGCTTGGGTTGTCATCATAACCGGCTGAACGCCATGGCTGAAACATTCGAGAACAAGCTGTCTCAGTATATAACGATATGCATTTAATGAGTTCCTTGTTACGGCATAATCGTTTATACCGTGAGAAATGACCATAATTTTCAAATCCGAATAATACGGATTATTCCAAACTATGGAATCCAAATTTGTAAGTGCCCATCCTGCATTTTTTCCGGAAAAACCGGCATTATAGATTCTGAGCACATTATTACCGAGTGCTTCCCTAAGATATGATTGCAATAACATTGTGTACGAATTTGGATCTTGATGATCCGTTCCTATGACATTCGCAGTTGCTCCGGTAGTTGTATCCGCATCTGTAGTAGAGTCGCCAAGCACTAATATTGGAAATTTTGCGGTATTATCAAATAGCCATTCGCTATAAGCGTCCTCGAGCGTATAGAGTCTCTCGCCGTCGGCCATTAATCTTCGCCGCGTATTTGAAGGACCATAGTTAACAGTAGTAGCAACAAAAACAAAATCATTATTGTTCCAAGATATTGTCGAGGAACCGACTAAATATTGTCCCTCAGTATTAAATCCGTATGTTCCCCAATTACCATTCCATCGCTGGCATCTAACAGGACTATAATCATTCCACAACACTCCGGGGGCGCGTACGAACACATAAAACGGCTCATCGCAGTAATAATCTATTTGTACGTCTAAAGGTCCAACTTTATTTCGTGCATAATCGATCACTTTTTTGAGAATAAGCGAATGCTTGTCAGTTATCCATATCATGATTTGCTGGGTCGAGGCTGTCTTGTATAACAAAGTGATCGATTTAACGTAACCTGATGGGAATTCGAAAGCGCTACCGTAGATTCCTTCGCCTAAACTATCAGAATGTGGTGTAATTTTATCATCGGAAAGCATCCATTCTTCGAAAGTACCAACCGAATAATCAGAGTCTGTTTTTGAATCTACATCGTTAATATAATCGTTTAGATTAGCATAACAAATGTCGACATCAAAATTTAACGTATCCGTCAGAGTTAATTCCGGAAACGTATAAGTAGTTCCCCTAGCACCATACCCGTCATAACTCCATCCAGAGCAACGCAAAGACGGCGTCGCATCGACGTATCCAAATTTTTGACCATGACATGAGAAGGCAAGTAAAAAGTCATCATTGATATAATCGTTTATATAAACAATCGGATCTTTTGTACTATCTTCCTTTCCAACAACTTTAAAAATAGTTCTATTAACATCACAAAACCATATTTTAATATACGGATATGTTGACGATTCCGCGTTCCGGTGAAACTGGATATATTTTACATAACCCTTTTTAAATATACGCTGTTTCATCCAGATCTGTCTTCCATCAGTTGCCTGGTAGAAACGCGAAATATTAGACGTGTTAAAGTACATGTGTTCCACGCCTGAACCGTTTATAATATCAGTTATATCGGTATTTTGTTCTCTAATTGCATCACCGAGCGTGGAGTACGTAAGACCATCTGCACCAACTCTAGCATTTTCAACTTCGGCAGCGGATGGTGTTTCTCCTGATGGGGAAACAAGCTGATCTATCTGAGACTGCAAAGTAGACTGCACTTGAGCTAAACCAGCGGTACGAGCAGTAGTTTCAGCGTTTACCGCATTTGTCCTGGCATTAATTTCGTCGGATATTTGATCCCTTGCCGTTGAATCTTTAATAGTATAACTTGTACCATTAATGTTTAACGTACTTACATTAGGCATCGATCATGCTCCTTTTGATAAATATACTGTTTCTAATCCGAGATCATATCTAACGAATTCTAATTTGTTATTAACAAGGGAGGCATACGCTCCGATGTTTTGCAATTTATTTATAACTTCATTAGCGTACGCTATCTCTGAGTCGGAAATAATGGTTTCGGTATCGACTGCGGTCGGAAGCACAAACATATACATTAAAAATGTAGCAATTCTTTTATTATTTGTGTCGAGCAGAACAAGATTACACACGCTTTCTCCTTCTACCGCGGTCATCTGTTCTGTACAATTTACTGTAACAACATTTTTACTATATGAACAACCGTAAACGTATCCATTTTTATCAGGCTTAGTTCCCTGAAAAGTAATAGAAACGTTCGACGGTATAGTATATTCTTCACTTCCGCAATACAAATGAAACTCAAACGCTCTAAGTCCAGAATCGAGTTTCGTTACATATATATTTGGAGTTACACTTGGATCTTTCAAATCTAAGTCAATTATTTTGGTAACCAAGCTCTTTCACCTTCTTTCTTAAAGCTCTTTTTATAGTTTCAATTTTGTAGTCTCTATAGCCGTTATCGCAGCTATCTTCGGCAGGACAAGAAACGATTTTCTTACATACAGGATAGATTGGACACTCAGAGCATTTCGGATTCTGATACTTCTCTTTAATGCTCCATTCATCAAGCTTCTTCTGATTAACATCCTTGATATAGATAGTTCCGTATATATTGTCACCATACGGATAGTGTTCGCATGACGACAGTCCTCCGTCTGGAGTTATGGTCGCAATGCTCGGATTATCCGCCATGCAGTGAAAAACAGCATCCTTTCTAGGAAGACCAAACTTCATTTTATGGTTCTTTTCTATATAATCCTCGACCCTCATGAGCTCTTCATAACGCTCGGGCGTAGCCAACCCGTAAAGTATTCTTGAATACATGCTAAGATTCGGAATATCTTTAAAGTCATCGACTATCTCTTTGCAAACATCGAAACCAAGAAACGGACTATAGTGAACTCTTAATTGGATTTTAACCCCTAGATTGCTAAGCCTTTTTGCGGATTCCTTTAATTTTTCATAGGCATCAGACGGAAGACCTTTGTATACCGAGTATTTTTCGCCAGCTATATCGACAGTAAACTGTATATACGAAAGCTCCCATGATTTGATCTCTTCGTCACTGCATTTGTCAAGCAAATACCCATTTGTCGACATTATTGACACAAACGGAACTCCGGCATTATGAATTTTATCGCAGATAATTGAAATCGCTTTTTTATTAACGAGCGGTTCTCCGCCAAACCACTTAATACGGACCTTCTTATCTTTATTCCTTGTAGATATGATATAGTCGGCCACATCGTTAGCCGTCTTCTCACTCATACTTACATGCTTGTAGTCGTTTTCAAAGCAATATTTGCATGACGCGTTACAAGCTGTGGTCGTGAATATAACGTAAAGTTCTTTAGATAAACTTTTTTGTTTGTAAGAAACCCAGCGACGATTTCGATACGCGGTGTCAACCAAAGTTCTTACGTCATAGCTATCCGGAACAAGGTACCATCGTCGTATGAGTTCATCATTTGTGTCTCCTGTTTCGAGCTTAATGACTTCTCCTGTAAACGCGTTGTAAATAACGTTTTCATATTCAACAATATATGGGTTTAGTTTGTATTTAATCCCATATTCTTCTTTTTGCGTACCCAAATATCTCGTGATATATTCATCAGGTTCTCTTAAAGTTTTCATTTAGCTCTCTTTATGAATTAGGATCAATTTCACCACAATCGCCATTGTTGCAGAAATCGCAACCACCTCCGCCATGACCGTCACAGGTCTCGCAGTCGTCATCATCTCCGCCGTCACAACTGCAAGAATGCTGCCAGCACTCGTGTTCAATGGTCGTTATTCTTTTTTCTAACTTTTTTCTCTCGCTATCGAACCACTGAAGCACTTCCGCCACATCCCAAAGATGATGTTCGCTTCTACCTTCTTGCGTATATGACCACTTAGAAGAACCGCCTTCAAACCATGGGTCATCAAGCCATAATGCCTTAAAAGCAGCAGTTCCAGGATGACCATCGGTATCACTAACAGCTCCTTCATCGCCATCAGCGTGACAAGTATCTTCGGCTTGACAGCCTCCAGCAATGGCAGCAGAAGAAGAATTATATGAAGCTGGATTGACGTGATCATTAGTACGCCAGCTAAGTTCGTTTGACATTATCCTGCCGTTTTCAACGAACCATCCAGTCCAACCTACTTCGACCTTCTCTCCGTTTTCAAGAGCATAGAATTCGCCGTTCTTTGTGCTGAACTGACCGCCAACAATCCTGCCACCCTCGACATATAAAGACTCGTTGTCCCATTTTCCAATAACTTTTCCGTTTGCATCGAGTATTTCAAGCGTTCCGTGATTATTGTTAATGCCGCCAAGAGATAAATGGCCATCAAGTGTCCATGCCTGATAATATGGTCCATTAATACCAGTTCCAGAGAATCCGATTCCGTTGACGTTTATTCTAAGAACGTTCTTTGCAAGAGCAGCATTTTCGTTATCAAGGAAATACATTTCGTTCGCGAAGCCTTCGTCGTTTCGAGAAATAATAACATGTCCTCTTCTTCCGGCGTTCATAACACCAGTAGCGCGATCTATGCTATTCTTAGATTCTTCCTGACTAACTTTCTCAGAAAGCTCGTTCATCTGCTGCTCGATCGTATCTGCAAGCGTATGAACAGAGTTTCCTATTGTTATCGATGTATAACGTTCGTTAAGGAAATCGTATTCGGTCTTTGTAACTTTCTGTTTTGTCGAAACACCGAGTTCGGGAAACTCTACGGTAACAGTATCGCCAATATCTACAGTCTGAAGATCCAAAATATCTTTGTATTCTTCCGTTTCAGACAGATTAACAAAATTAACTTTTAGATTAACTTCCGGAACTCCGATTTCTTCTTTCTGAATATAAAGATTAGCCATTTCTCTCAGTTCTTCCACGGATGGCATAGCATCGAAATCACTAGTGAAATCGTGAATCTCAGTTCTGTAGAATGGAAATTTATCGGCGTTTGGCGCGTGTATGACCTTTTCTGGAAGCTCGACTAACGTTTCGTCCGACTTCCAAATTGGGTATATACCGGTTATGGTGTTCTCTATGTTTTCTTCTTGAGTGAGGTCAATTAGGTTTTTACCGTATCGGATAACAACTCCCTTATCTGATCCCCTATTTTCAAGAAGTCGTACATTATAGTTATCCCATTCGAATTCGCCACCATAAATTTTCTGAATAGAATCGTCCGAACCAAGAAGAAACGACCTTATGGTCTTTGGTTCGTTAAGCATCCAGGTGTATGTTCCGACGGATTTTATAGACATAGAAGAAATAACGTCTTCGTAAGTAACGCCAGTGTCTACGGTTTCCGAATAAATATAAAGAACCATGTATGAAGCGGTATCGTTTGTGGTGTATTCAAGCTTAGTGACTGTGTTATTTTGAATTATGTTATAACATGGCGTATTAGAGCTTGTCGGTTGCACTGTAGTAGTTGCTACACCAAACGTTTTACCTTTCTTCTTTTCAATCACATACTTCTTACTCTTCTCACATTTGAGCCAAATATAGTGAGTTTTTCCCTCAAGATCCAGCATAAATTGAGACGTTGTATAATCTATATAGCCACTAGCGTTACCGCATTCAATTTTTGTATCGTTAAGAAGATTTTGAGACGTAGAAGTAACGTTGTTAACGATATCCGTATAGAAGTTAAATGGACAATATTCAGCAACGGCCGTTTTTATATTGTTCATTACTGCAGAACAGGATTGACCTGAGAATTTACCGCAGGGAATATAATTCAGCTGATATGTAATATGCCTTGCATATGCGGTAATTATGCCTTTAGCTGGTTTTGAAATCTTATATACCCTAAATGCTTGGAGACTGCCGCTTTGAGACGGTTTGGCAACAATAATAGACGAATTTCGAATATCATTAAAATACTTACCGCCCATTGGGTAAGTCATCTCTAATTCAAACTCGCTATTAAGTTCCTCGATCACCTTACCGGTTGGCGCATCGCTCAGCCTCCCTATTCCATTGGTGATAAAGGAGGTAGCAGATGGGGCGAACAGAATTGGTTTCATACTACCTCCTTTATAAAATCCACCACCGCGGGAATATTTCAACTTTAGTAAAGCCAGTAGTTACAATAGCGTTGGAACCGGGCAACAGACATGGGAATTCTCCGTTACTAAGAGTCGTGCTAGCGTTAAGAGATGTAGGAATCGTTTCCATAATCTCACAATCTATATCAGCAGATTTTGTTACACCAGAAAGTATGACTTTAACTCCGCCGATGCTAACCGAGCCACTGGTTCCATAAACTCTAATTAGTGGCTTTGCTGTAAAATTAGTCTGATTAATGACGGTTTTGTTACCGGTAACATCAATCGCCCTTTCTCCAGACTTTAACCACCGTTCTGGTTTACAATCAAACGTAATAGTAAACTGACCAGCGGTAAGATCGACGAATACGTCGGGCGAGAATTCTTCATGAAAAATACCCATTCTATATTCGTCTGGATGGTGCGTATCTTCAATACGAACATAGCCGTCTCTAGAAAGCAAGAAGCTCCTAAAGGCGGCTACGTTTCGTTCGAAATCACGAAATATAAAGCAATCGTATTTTACCTTTACGTTTTTATACGTGTTAGGTGCTTTATAGTGAAATGTTCCATTACGACCTGGAATGGTAAATTCTTCCAGATTCTTTTCGGGTGCGTTAAAGGTACCATCGCCAGAGAGATAGACACCGAAATCTTTCGTTGTTTTACCATCGATCGTAAGCCAATGTCTCATCACCTGATAATAAGTGTCTCTAAGCATTAGTTGCCTCCTTTAGCAGCCGATTTCTTAAGAACATCGTGATTAATTTTGTAACTAATGGCGTCGGCGATATCATTCGGATCCTGATTCTCGGTCGGGTAGATATGGAAGATAATGTCACCAGTCGCAGTTTCACCTTTAAGTGTATTAACCGCGTTCTTGAATGCATTTTCTAAAGATGCTATGAGGCTATTATCATTTTGAGCGCTACTAATTCTTGCTACAGCGTTCAACGCGTACGGATCACCAATCCCAAGCAACGATCCAATCATACTAGATCCGTACTGTAAATTATCAAGATCTAATACAGGAGTGATGGTCGGATTAAGATTCATCGCGTTATCGACATAGCTACCAATTGTATTAAATGCTTCTCCGAGCTCAGTAAGAGCAGATTGAGCTAAGTCAGAAACCGCAGCGTAAACAAGACCGGCGTTCTTAGTAAAACCAATAGCAAGACCTTGGACAGAACGATATCCTTTGTTTTCGAATTCTTCAGAAGGAGAATGGATACCAAGAGTATTGTTTATAGTTTCAAGAATACCTTTTCCCAAACTCTCAGCAGCACCGGTAGCCATTTGAGTATTGTCCTCGATTCCCTTAGCAATTCCTTCGCAAAGGTTCTTTCCTATTTCCTCACCACTGGATTTTGAAATAGAAGTTTCTACGGCACTGGTCACGTTTGCTCCGAGCTTTTCTCCTGCCGCAGAAGCCTGACCGGATGTACCATTTTCTACTAGAGAACTATTAATCCCGTTTGCAAGACCTTCACCAATAGCTCTGGTAACTTCAGATGTATTATCGCCCTGAAGATTAACACCAAATTTCTGACGAAGTTTCTCGAGTGTGGCGTTAGCGAACGTTTCTGCGGCAACTTCACCGCTTTCGGGATCAAGTCCCTGTGAGAATCCACCAGCAGCTTTATAACCGACATAAGCCATGTCAGCCATCATTCTATCTGCAGCGTTTTCGTATACGGAAGAACCATAATACTTATCCGCAAGTCCCACAAATTCTTTAAGTTCATCTGCGGTCATATCGAGAACACTACTGAGTTCGCCCATCGACGAATAGCCTTCATCAGTAAAATGTCTTAGAAGCTTTTCTGCTCCGTCAAGTCCGGCAACTCTTTCAGTAAGCGTTTCGAAACTCTGACCAAAAGTAACGGCTAAGCGCTCTTGTGATTTAGCTCTCTCAAGCAAATCACCGCCTTTGACTTTTTCACCGAAATCGGCCATCTCGAACAAATCGATTTGACCCTGAAGAGTCTGAACAATACCGTTTCTAACATCGAGATAAGCTTTCTTTATGTCGGCAGCAACCTCTGCCTGAGATTTAGCCATACGTTTTGCTGCATCTTCGGCTGTTTCAGAAGCAATAGAAGCGTCATAAAGCTGAAGCGCAAGAAGTTCTACAGCATCCTTAGATGCTCGGAAAGCATCGGTACGGGAGAGATTGTCTTCAGTAAGAGCCCAATGCGTATTAAAGATACCGACGGTTTTATTGGCGTAATCGAGAATGTTTGTTAATTTATCGATTTCTTGTGCTGTTTCTTTGGCTTTTTCAGCGGAACCACCACCGCCTCCGCCACCTCCTCCGCCTTTTCCAAGATTTGCAAACGGATCGTCTTCGTCTTCGTCTTTATCCTTATTTTTTTCTTTTTCTAGACGTTCATGATATTTTTGTCTAGCTCTTCGCTGGCGTTCCGCCTGTTGCGTAATTTTGTTTTGTCTACGCTTTTCTTCAACTTTGGCTTTAGCTTCTTCGTCACCAAAGAAAGCCTTCGTATTAGTCCAACCGTCTCCAAGTTTACTCTTAATCCACTCTGGCAATCCGCCAAGAGCAGACATGATTCCGTTAACTAAACTGGATCCAAGAGATTGACCATTTCCAAAGTTGAAATAACCTTTTGCGGCATCGATGACATTTGCTCCGAGCGAATCCATAGCTCCTGAAACACCGGGTATACCTTCGGTGATGCCGTTTTTTGCGCCAAGATCAAGCATATCGCCGATCCAATGCATCACCGACGATTCTGAGTGAACACCAACAACGTTCTGGAACGCTTCAAGAGCTTTGTGACCTAACGTTTCCATAGCGCCAACAACTTCGCCAATGCCATTTTGAATTCCATTTCTCAAACCGTTATTGAGCTCGGAACCAACCCACTCAAAAGACGTTTTAGCACTGGCCATTTGATTAGCAGCATTACTAAGTTTAGTCAAGATCCCACCAGTAGCCTCATCGATGGTGTGGAAAAGATTACTGAAGAACGACGTTATAGCATTAGCTACGGATTCGCCAACCGCCATTCCAATAGCAGACATATTTTCAGTAATCTGACCCATACGTTCACTCGAAATATCGCCAAGACTAAGGATAGATCCAATAACTCTTTGAACGGCATCAGCAAATGTACTCGCCGCAGATGCTATTATAGCTACAGACAATGCAAATGCTAGCATAGCTCCAGATACGGCGACTAATCCAAGTGCAACATTAGGAAGACTCGCAACAAATCCGGCAGCGGCGAGAGCTGCTAAAATAACAATGAGCGACATGGCATTTTGAGACACTTCTTCTGCTGGATAAGACGCAAGCATAGACAATGCAGTAGCTGCGGATACAAGCGACAAAGACGCTATGTCAAGAGCTACGGCGCCAAGGATAGCAACCGACGCAAATGTGGCTGCGAACGCCAAACCGATAAGAATGCCGCTAAGAGCCAAAGCCGCCGGCCCTATTGATTCGGCGGGGAAATCTTTAAGCAACATCAGCGAAAACGCTGCTACAGCGAGCGAAGCAGACGCTATCACAAGTGCTCCAGCGCCAACCAGACCAAGCGTAGCATACTGCGAAGCAACCGCCATAATAGCGAAGATAGTACCGAGAGCGAGCGCCTTAACCGCCAGATTTTCAACAGGATAATCCTTGAGCATTAAAAGAGCGCCGGCTGCCACGACTAATGACAATGAGGCGAGAACGATTGCTCCAGCTCCAGCTAACGCTCCATTTGCTGCCTTAGCCGCTTGACCGATCAAGAATATGCCTAGACCGATTCCTGCTGCTGCCAAAGCCATAGCTCCACCAGCGGCGATAGTCTTTTGCCAGTCTTGCTGAGCGAGATACCATAGCGTAGCACACATACCGGCAACAATTATCGCAAATGCAGCCATAACACCGGGATTAGCTACCTTAGAAGCCTGTGCGACTTGGGCAAAGCAAAAACCAACCCCGGCGAAGAACGCAGCAAGTCCAAAAGCAATCGCTACCATCTTACCGATGTTCGGTAATTGCGACATCAAAGATACTGCAACCATCAGGAGGCCGATGGCACCAATAAGCAATGCGATCGGCGCTAACTTAGCTCCTCTGGTGTATCTGCTAACAAACATCAATCCACCGATGACGGCGCTAACGATAGCAAATACTAAAACTATGCCAGCCATCTGAAGCGGGGATGTTTTCTCGGTAATAGCACGAATAGCATCCATCGCAACAACCATCAAACGCATTGCTGCGGCTATAGCAATCATCGCTATACCAAACTTAATAGTTGCGGGTATAACGCCTCCAGCTATATGCATAAGAGCAACAGCAGCGATAAACACGGTCCAAAACGTTGCCATTGTCGACCACCAGTGACCGAAACTATCAAATTTAATTTTTGATAGTGTAACCATGGCTTTGGATATCTGATTAACCGAAGCGGCTATTCCGATAAATGCTAAACCAATTCCCTTAACTACTCCGCCAGCAATTTTTGCCGAAATACCAATGCCTACGAGAATCCCAACAACAGCGATAATCATGATCGCAAACTTCTCCCAATTCTTTTTGATCAAGTCAAACGAAAGCGGAGAAATGGCGATAAGAAGAATCGCTCCAAGAAGAAGATAAAGTGAGGCGGTAATACCAAGAATCGGGAGAAAAGCCTTTGCGGAAATTTTAGCAGCAATGTTCGCAATCTTAGCGATACCAATTAAAAAGACGCCAAGAATTCCGAGAGCCCCGAGCGTTCCGCCAATTCCGACAAGGCTTACCACCGGTATTAAAACGGCTAATGCTATTGCAATGAGATTAATCGCCGCAGCAAGCGCAAGTATCGGTCCGACAGCGGCTGCAGCGTTAACGGGAATAGTAGCGAACATTTTGAGCGCTTGATACATGAGATAAGCGATAAGACCGACCATTCCCAAACCGAGTGCCAGTCTACTCAACTTATCGGGATCCATATCTTTGCTGACGATACCTATAGTCGCCGCAATTAACGCAAGACTGACGGCAAGTGCCAGCATCACCGACGCCTTTCCAGCCATCGAAGCAGCATCAATATTGCTGAGCTGTTGTATAGCGAACACCATTGATGCCATGAAAACAAACATTATTGCAGCAATTCTATCCAATTTTTCTGGGTCGACGAATTTAGCAAGAAGACCGAATGAAATAGCAAGCATCGTGATGCCGGCTGCCACTCTAAGAAAATCTCTCGCCATATTATGACCAAGAATAGCTTTTTTGATCTCTTTTGCGCTAGTAATTATAGCTTCCGGCAGTTTCTTCATAGCACCAAAGAAACCGCCTATGCCGGCCGTTACAGTGTTTAAAAGATTGTTGACGCTGTTTGTTACGGTTGTGATGGTGTCTGTTACGGCTTTGGCGGTATTGGCAATGCTATTGCTAACTCGGTTCATAGCTGAACTGAAAGAAATAGCAAATCTAACAACGGCAAGACCAAACACGAACAGCAATACCTGCGAAGGTTTGAGCTGTTTGATGTACTCGACTACGTGTCCAAGCCATTCGGTAACGCCATTGAAGAACTCTTCGGTACCGGTTTCTTTAGTGAATTCAGAGAAACCTTGCTGTATAGCCTTCACACCCTGTGTGATAAACTTAAAGAATCCGTTAGTAGCGGTCATGGCTCTACTACTATGTCCTTTAAGTTTATCCATAGATCCGCCAACAATACCAAGCGCGGATCCAATGTTCTTCATTACCGTGTCGAACCCGCCAGCTTTAGAAAGGATATTATTAAAGAAGTTTCCGATAGCGGTTGCTGCAGCAGAAAGCGGAGGAATGAACTTACTAATAACGTTCTGGATCGTATTACCGAGAAGAAAGAACAGATCGATCAGCGTAGTAACAACACCGCGGAAGTTGAAATTACTAGCAAGATTCGAGAATATTTTCGAAAGATCAGAGAATATCTTCCCAATTATTTCTCCAAAAGCACCAAATCTTGGAGTAACGTTCGCGGCAATGTTTCCTAGTACATCTCCGAACCGCTTTAACAAACCGGTTACTGTATTGATACCATCAAATCCACGAATCATATCGATGACGCTATCGTGAATAGATTTAAACGTATCTGAACCCTTAACGCTATTGTATAGTCCAACAAAGAAATTAATGACGCTATCTTTTACTTGGCCTAAAACTGTTTGGAGTTGTGTAAAACGAGTTTGTATCTCTAAAATCGCTCTTGAAATTCCTGAATCCGGATTGGTTATATCAAAGAATTGCTTTGCTTCTTCTTTAACCATTCTGATCGTTCCAGGAAGATCAGTAAATGCGTGCTGAATGAAAGTTACAGCGCTAGCGAATCCAGATTTTGCTGCGCTCCATCCGAGATTCACAAAATTCTGAGCGTTCTTGAGAAAATCAGTAAATTTTTTCTTAGCAGCATCGATTTTAGTTGAAAGATCAATGCTTTTAGCGAATTCATTGAAAAATGTTAAAACAGTTCGCTTAGCATTTTGAATTCTAGAAACGAGATTGCCGACAAAAGCGCCTACTTTTTCTGATATAGCCTGAAACTTTTGCTGTAAAACTCCCAAACCAGCTTGTAATTTAGCAATTAGATTTTCCCAACTGCCAAAAAACTTAATTACTAGTTTGTGAACAACGAAAAGAGCAGAAGCTATAAGGAGTATTTTTGCAAGAATAGGAGCGAAAAAGCCCACTATTCCCATTATATTCTTTATTGTGGTAACAACGGTGCTTACAGAAGTAATTACTGAACTAGTAACAGTCGTAGCGGTTTGAAGCGCAGATTTAAAACGGTTAATTACTGTTGTTACCGCTTTAAATCCAGCAAAAGCAGCAATCGCTCCTCCTGCAGCAATACCGATTCTATTTAATAAATCTTCAGCATCTTTAGATGTATCAAGCCATTCACTAAATTCTGTTGCTGCTTTACCAACCTGACTTATTAGATCGGCAATTATACCTAACAGTAAATTTAACGGCTTTGCCAAAGGTTTTAGTTTATTAGCAAAAGTACCGATAATCTTAATGATTGATCGAATTACAGAAAAAACACCGATAAATGTAGTTTTAATGAGTTCTGCGGTTTCATCAGAAATCCTTAAATCCACCATTAAATCGGTGAACTTTCTGGTCATTTCGAGCAGCATATTAGCTGGTTCCCTAAGATCTTCTGCCGGTGGAAACACATGCTCAAACGCCTCTTTAACAGGAGCAAGGATAGCTTTTAAGGATTCGAACGCTTCAGAAATGCCGAGTAGTAACTCGTCACGACCTCCCATATCTTTCCAGAGTTCGAGAATTTCGTTTCTAGTTTCATTAACTCGAACGAAAACTTCATAAAGAACCTCTGTGAAATCAGTCCAAAGTTTAGTCGCCTCTTCGTAATTACCGAATATAAGCTGAAATGTTCTAAGCCAAGTGGTAGAAACGGCTTCTTTAACGTATTCAATAGCGTCACCGAACGTTCTAGCTTCCTGACTTGCTTTAAACCATTTAAGCGCGAGCGGATCAATAGTACCTTCGAGTTTCTCTATGGCAGTAGTAGTCGATACGCCGTGTTCTTCAACATATTCGTATATCTGATTAACGGCTTCCGCATATCGTGTATACACCTTTTTCATGACTTTGGAATCAAACCATTTATCATTAGTAAGGTGTTCAGCAAACTGCGCAGTCTTGAACGGTCCTTCTTTAGGTTTTACTAGCGACTGATATGTATCTTCTCCTACTTTTTTAAGACGTTTAAGTTCTACAGCTGCCTCGAGCGCCTGCTTACGGAATTCGACGGTATCCATGTTAAGATTCTGGATAGATTTCCAGTCTTCCTTACGCATGAACCCGTTACCCATGGCCTGCGACAGCTGATACATAGCTATCGAAGCTTTTTGAGCACTGACGCCAGCCGAGCCAGCCCAAAGTGCAATACCTTGCATTTCCTGAACAGCATCATCAAGCTTCTGACCTGCTGCAGTAAATTTTGAGATATTGCCGACCATATCGTTATAGCTATAACTAGTTTCATCAGTGAAGAACATAAGGCGTTTCATTTGTTCTTCAACATGCCGCATATCATAGCCTTGGGCTATGATTGTGCCTATATTTTTTGTGTCTTCGCCGAATTTCTCCCATCCGACTTTTATATTATCAACGGTAAGGGAACTCATCATCTTGGCACCGGCTAGCATGACTTTTTCAACGGTGTTCGTCATGATGTTAGTTATAGCAGTTCCTAATACCGAGAATCTTCTCTGTATAAATTCGCCAGTATCAGCAAGACGACTGGTCATGGTATTGAGGGAATCGAACGATTTATTTAACTGTTCAATTCCTCTCACTGACTGACCGCCAAGACTGTTGAGTGACTTTTCGAAAGAATCGAGAGATTTCATGGTCTGAGAAATGTTTTTCTCAAACTCACCATTTTGAAATTTCGCTTCTAGCTCGAGTTCAGCTTTTCTGTTTTCTATTGAACTCAAACTGTCGTCACCTCCTTCCACACGTCTTGGACAATCTTATCGAATATTTGCTGAAGAGCGGGATTAATAAAATCCCGCCCCTTAACAAAACCGCCATTTGTAGTGCCATGCCCAAACTGTATGAGCACAGCTATATTCTCGCCTTTATTCTCATTAGAGTTAATCCATTTGATAGAAACCGAATTCTCAGTAGAATCAATTTCATAGCGCCAAGACGCCGCTGTTTTACCAGTATCTACCGGTGTAGCTTTCTCTAATGCATTAACTCCGAGACGTCCATATTTATCTAACTTGTTTAAATACTTTCTTGCTTTCAAATCTTTGAGAAACGTCATGGTTGCGGCGACACCTTTATTACGATGAATAAAACGCATTTTAGCCATACGTCATCTCCTTAGCCGCGTGAACCGTATTTCTTTCGTCTAGCCGCATTCAACGCACGATTCTGTCGAGAAATTTCTCCTTTGGACATCTGTTTCGGAGGTTCGGACTTAATTGCACCGATCTGAATAAGTGTAAGAAGTTTGTTCAAATGACGTCGTTCCCATTCAAAAGGAATGTTTAACTGTGTCATCTGCCAATAAATTACTTCTGAAGTAATGACTTCTTTTTTATTTCTAGAACGAGCACCTTCTCTACGATCGTTAAACGTTGTTGCAGTCATTGGATCTCTAATATACTCGTCAATCCTTTTAATTTCACTTTCTGGTATTGCATAATAAACATACGGATTGACGTTCTTGGTAATCGTCATACAACGAATGTAATCGATCACTTCGATTGGAGATTTATTTTCAGATCCGAGATACGGTTTCTTCCATTTCGATTCCCACTTATCTACAGAGAGTAAAGAATGCTCAAGAAGAAGGTTTTGTTCTTTGATTGAAACGAATTCTTCTTTTATGGGATCCCACAACTCAGTAGCAGGGATTTTTATTGTAATCGACATTCTTTACTCTCCATTCTTTCTTATTCAGTAGGAGCTGCTACGGCGATCGGTGCCTGACCGGGTTTTGCGTTAAAGCTAGAAAGATCAACAGGCATGATTCCGTTAACAAACTCCGAAGCCTTATCTGCATCGGTAGACAGTTCGACGAACAGTTCGGAATAGACAGGAGAAGCGACGAATCTAGCCTTAGTCTCATCATTCTGGATGAAATACTTACCGTCGTCAGACTTCTCGCCGTACGCCCTAAGAAGCAGATCCTTGAAGATCTTCATGAGCTCCTTCTGGTTCTTAGAATCGATAATTCTCTGAAGATATTCCTTCATGCCGCCTTCCTGCTCGTACTGCATCTCCATAAGAGCAGCTTTGGTGAGGTTAAACCGAAACTCCTCGGTTCTTTCGACTCCATTCCAATCTGTGTAAGTTCTCGTCATAGTGTACATAACAAATCTCCTTTCAAATGTCTAAGTGTGTAATTCCACACGATGTTCCGGTGTTTCCGGGCCATTTTTATAAAACTTTTAGCTTTCTTTCCAATTTCCGAGTAAAAGTTTTTAAGAAAAAACACCGGAAACATCGTGTTGAGTCTTAAAGAAAACGTCGCATTATGAAATTTATCAGGCGAACATTCCAATGATTTCGTCCGGAGTCGGAAGAGTAGCGTCCTCCTGATCAGAACCGAACAGCTTAGCCTCAAGCGTTGCAAGCTTGGTAGCATCTGCCTTAGTGCTATCAATAACAATAGAAGCGACAGGCTTCATGTTGGTGTGGCCTTTAACAGTAATCGGAACCGGAGTGGTGGAGAACTCATAGGAGAAGGTGATCGCTTCCGGGCTATCGTTAATGGTCTGATAGCTTCTCTCGGACGGAGAAACGGTGCAACCATAGCAGATATGCAGCTTATAGCCATAGTCGTTCATCAGCGTGTCGTTACCAACAACGGTACGGCAAGCAAAACCGAATGCCTGTCTAGACTGCTGACCGAAATTAACGCCTTCTGCGATCTCAGCCTCACCGATGCAGGGCTTAAACTCATCCGGATAGGTGTAGCACTCAATCGTGCCGCCATAATCCTCAGCGGAACGAAGAGAAACGTACTTAATGTTATCAGCCCACAGATCGGTCTTTTCTGCTCCGGAAGGACTCTCGGTAAACGCAGTAAGACCATTCCACGCAACGCCGTTTCCATAAGTACCGTTAGCGTTCTGCGGGAAGATTACGCCGTGATCAGTACCAGTCTCGTAAAGTTTTTCTGCAACCTTATCCCATACAAGCTGTGCCATAGGGTTACCTCCTTAATTAGAAATAAATGTTAAAAGAATCGTGATTTAAATTGTCTGCCATATACGCTCGTCCCATAGACGAATACGGCAGCTTAGCGAGTTCTAGTATTACTTCGTTATCTGGATCTTTACTTATATAAATAACCTCGTAATTAACCCGAAACATATAAGTAAGGTTATCAGCATAATTACTTAATCCAGTTGCACGATTGTAAACTATACATGGATAATGTAATTTCACGGATTCTGGCGGTTGAAAATAAACATGTTCAGATCCAAGAATTTCACACAGAATGCCATGAAACTGTAATCGTCTGTCAAGATTCGTCATTTTCTTTGTAAACTCCTCCGACAGTCATCTTTAATCGCGGATGCTCGATTTCAACATTAGAGACCTTCCACTTAACGCCTTTCCAGATAACATACTTGATATCTACAAAGTGTTCTAGCGCATACGGGTCAGCCAGTACAGAGATCTGATAGCTAATACTCAATTCGTCGTTTACTTGTTCTACGGTATGATATCGCCTAGATAATCTGATAACATCGCCGTAATAAGTTCGTTCGACGATACCTTCATCTACCCATACACCGGGTCTGGTTTCTACAGTCGAGCTGTATCCGACTTTTCCGCAGTATCTCATTTGTTATGGAGATCCTTTCTGATAAAATTTCAGCGCCTCCTTGATGAATAAGAGACGCTGAAATTCCAATCATTTTGAATTTTCTATAGAGATCTATCAGGATCCAACGGTAAGAGTGAAGCTCAGAGCGGAGAACGGCTTAACCAGTGCGCCAGAGCAACGGGTCTCAAGCAGGTACTTATACTGGTTGTAATCGATATCGAAGTCGTCGAACAGCTCAAGAGCACCACCCTTATCTGCACCGACTCTGTAGTCGGAAAGGTTAACAATTACACCAAGGAACTCCTTGCTGTTAAGCGTAAAGCCTTCCATCGCCTCGACAGTGATGATAGAACTGACTCGAAGAGTGGTAGCAAGTTCGGCTTCGGTCTTATAAAGTCTGTGGCCGATACCGTCCTTCAGAAGAAGCATCTCGACCAGCATATCCTCGGTGGTGTAGAGATCCGGATTGCCGGAACCCTTATAGTTCTTACGTGCACGAATAGCGGCTTCAATAAATGCTTCGGCCTTATCAGATCCGGTAGCATTTGCCTCGACAACAACACTCACCGGAACAGTAAACAGCGGCTTATCAGAAACGACCGGACGGATGTGATCTTCGGAGATCTTGTCGTCATCGCTATTCAGTCTGCCATCGCCAATCAGGATAGCACGAGCCAGCTCCTCGTCAAGCATGCCTCTCATCTCACCCTTGATCCAACGAACAACGTCGAAATCGGTAATGTCGATGATGTCGTCACGATCCATCTTCTGCTTCTTATAAATGGTCTGCGGATCGGTGGTTCTCTTAAGCAGAGAGAAAACCTCTTCCTTCTTAAGATTGCCCTTCATGTAACCCTTGGCACGAGCCTCATCCTCAGTGATATCAGCGAAGACAGACTTAATGCGAGAGAACGGAGTATGGCCAACCTTTGCCATAACCTTAGCAACCCAGCCGGTATCTCTTCTAATAAACTCCGGCGGATTGTTGAGAGACTTATACTCCGGGAACAGGAATGCGGGATCGTTAACGCCGTAATTCTGTCTATTCTGAGAAACCTCCATACCATCGGTCGGAACGTTCATCACATGTGCCAGGACCCCATCCTCGTCCTCCATATGAGCAAGAACGGCTTCTCTCATAGATCCGCAACGCTTAGCGTCAGCCAGGATCGTCTTGAAATCATCATGGGAAATATAGTTTTTAGCAGGTGCAGTGCCCTTGTTGTCGAAAGCATTGTACTTCATATCGTTTTCTCCTTCAGTAGTAGATTCATCACTATGCTTAACTTCTTCTTTGGACTCAGACGTTGACGCTGCATATCCAACCAGTGTCATGACAGCCGATTTCTGGCGCGGATTAAGGCCATCGATCTCTGCCTTAATTTCGTCCGCAGTCAGAACAACCTTATCATCGTCGTTATCCTTCTTTTCGGGTTCAGCGGGTTTTTCTTCGCTGTGCTCGATTGCTGCTGTTTCTTCTTCGTACATTTTGAGTTCCTCTCCGGTAGTAATCACGGCCTCTTCATCGAACTCTTCAGCATGTCCAAATGCGGTTTCGATCTTAGCGCCAGGATTTGCTCCGGTCATCACAAGCGAAACCTCACGAATCATGCCGTGAAGCACGTCTCCGGCATTCTGCTTAAGCTTGTTGGCATAGATCGACAGATACTTAATATCGCCATGTCTAACCGCTTCTTTAGAATGCTGAGCTTTTTCAGTATCGTTGAAATAGCCATAGCCATAAACTCCCTCGGGTCTGTTTTCCAGTAGAACTTTGCCGAGGATGTTAGTAGGATCACTATGATCATGATGGTATACAAGCGGCACTTCAATACCGTCACAATCCTTAAACGCGTCTCTGCGAATGGTTCGACCATCGGAGCAGAGCAGATCGTTTTTAGTGACCCATCCTGCAAAATCACACGTTTTTGTCATTTTGAATTTTCTCCTTGGGATTTGTATCAGGAGCTTGCGCCGGTCGTTCGTTGTCGTTACGATTAAGATTACTGTTACGAAGTTCATTAGCAGCAGGATCATCAGACGGTCTATAACCGATCTGAGTTCTGATTTCGTTACTGCTGAGAATCTCGTTTCTAGTCATCTTATCCGCAATTTCCGCAAGAGAACTAACCGGAATAAGCCTGAACGGATTTCTGAAATATCGAATTGCCTGACCTCTGGTACGAGCATTTCTGGAAATAAACTTGCGTTCCATTTCTTCAGAAATTGCTGAAAGAATCGGATCAATAGTACGGTTGTAATAATTGATCATTTCCTCTTCTTTTGCCGTTCCGTTGAAAACTGACTCCGTGAGTCCAAGCTGGTTGTAAAGTTCAGCCGTTAGGTCTTTAACTTCCGCCCAGATGTTGTTATCCACGGCACGGTTAAGCTGAGTGATTTTTTCAGTACCATCCGTATAAGCAATGCCATATTTCGATCCAGAAAGCTGCCGTTCAATCTCTTTTCTTCGAATTTCGGCCTGCTGCTTTCTAGCTTCCGATTTGATAATATAAGGTAACTGAATGATAAGATCTAATTTACCTGATGTGGACTGTTCGTCTACGTAGTCAAGCAAATTCAGTTTTCTTATCAATCGCTGGAGAGTAGAATTCGGTTCATTCATGATCGAGTAAAGCGGATTCTCTACGATCGCGACCTGAGATTTTGGAACTGTTATTTCTTCTCTTCTACCTGTACTTTCGTTATACACGTCTAACCGAACATCCTTAGGATACCAAGCGGCTATTCTAGCTGTTCTTACAGAAAGAATATCGTACGTTGCGGTGTAGTATGGATTGTCGGTACATTCGGTTGGGAATATACCAACGACTCCTTCGTCAAACATACTCATCACAACGTCTAGAATAAATGCTCGACCTGTCTGATCTAAGTTCGCGCTAAAAGATATACAATCATCAAGACCGCTATGAATGATGTCTTTATAGTGGTCATCTCCATCACATTGAACATGATGAAGATCGATCATAGCACAATCAAGCGCAATTCGGTTATATATAGACGCCACAACTGTACGACTATTACTTCTTGATAAACGAACTCTATCCGGTCTCCAGCCAGTCCATCCATAATCATACGTGTTTGACGTGGGACTGCGGCTAAGAAATGCATTCCAGGCATTCTGGAAACGTTCTAAAAACTTTGGCATTTTGATTTATCTCCTTATTCGAATGCATCTATATTTATCTTATAAGACACATATCCATCCATCATCGCAGCAACGTTATCAATCTTCTGATCTCTGCGTTCCTTAAACAATTTCCGGTTTCCATTAGTGTCTTCTAACACAACCGAGTTACCCATACAAAACGTCATGAGTTCTTCGTCGAAAAGAAGCATCCTTTGCTCTGCGTATTTTTTAAGCTCCCCGAGTGGAACGGATTCGGTTTTAGCGCCCTGTATGACTTTGGTAACAGCAAACTCTCCGTTTTCTCTACACCATCGTTCTACAAACTCTTTAGCATTATATGGATCATAACCAAACGAACGAATGTCATACTCCTGTGCTTGGATGTGTTCATCAAGATCGTCGTATACTTCCATCATGGAAAGCACGGTGCCCTCCATTATAATTAACGAACCTTCCTGAATGAATTCTTCGTATTTATCGCGCATTGCTCTTGGAAGATTATCAAGCGTATAACTTGTGATATAACTTCTAGTCTTAATCCCTATACACCCATTAGCTAATGGAAACAGGAAAGTAAACGCACAGAAGTCATCACCACGCGACAGATCTGCACCAAGAGCGCACGGAAGCTGTTTGAATGAACGATGCCTATGGGGAAGTGTCTCCTCGTAAGTAAAGAAAAACGTGTAACCTTCCATCGGAATATCAAATCTCTTTGCTAATATTTCATTCCGTGCTGAAGGCACACGTTCTGCTTTTTCTACCTCAAGCTGATACGTTTCATACGTAACGGTCTTGCCGAGGTTAGGATTTGCTTTTCTCCACATTTCTGGATAACCGACTTCTTCCACATCGTCTAGTTTGTAATACCAAATTGAAACATGTGAATTATCATATTCGCCTTTTAGGATCTCCATAAGCTCCATTTTGATATCGTCGCCAATACCATGTCTTACGGTTCCTTCCGAAGACGTCGCAAGAATCAACCAGTCATCATTTTTGGATGCCCCCTGCGCAAGAGCATTAATCGGATTCTCTCTAATGGTTCCAGACAGCCATTCGTCAACCGATGCGCATTTGTCTCTACGTCCCTGAAGCTTATCAATGGACATCGGTCGGACTTCCAGAAGAGAATTAGTTAAAAAATTCTCGATTCCTTTCTTGGTCGAAGCAAGCTTCACGCGATTTACTTTATTTCCCGTCGTATTCTGAAGCGAACCCTCTGTTAAAAACTGAAACAAAGGTCCGCGAGCTCTAACAATAGATGTTCGGATAGGATAGAGTGTCTCTTCTGCCTGACTCATCGTCGGAGCCGTCGCACACTGCTGCGTTGTCGATGTATCAACGTTCAAGAAATACGATTGAATGCAAGAAGCGTACATCGATTTAGCAGCGCCTCGACCGATTATCAAATACTGATAATTAACAAGACGTTTTTGTATGAGCTTCTTAACATATCGTCCGCCGGGTCCATGCTCGTTCGGAACAAACACAGAACGTTCAATAAAGTAATACCATCCAAAAATCTGTTCGGCCCATAACTTAAACGTATCAAGAAGATGAAGTTCGGAACCGTCGGTAAGAGTTAGTTCTTCTTCACAATAAGATATAAAACCCTCTACAGGATCACGATCGTAAAAAACTCCTGGATCAGCAATCAATCTATCGATACGGTTCATTTCCATAGAAACTTCCCTGTTCACGGGAATTTCGCCGCGAATAACAGAATCTCTGAATAAACCGTAATAGTATGGAACGGCAGTATTGGAAAGCATTACTTTTTCCTCTTACTAAAATCCTCTAACAACAGCAAACCTTGAGATTCGTAAGCCTTCCATTCGCCGGAATTAGGTTGATCCTGATACTGCTTATAAAACCGTTCAGTATAGTCATCCCATCCATAATTGTTATAAGTATTATATGTGTCGTGACTATCATGGGTGGTGTTATAAGTATCTCCACTCTTACTTCCGCCGTTATTCTGCTGCTTGTCTTTCTCTTTCTTGTCGCCGTCCTGCTTGTCTTTCTTGTCACCATCTTTCTTCTGATTAGGTCCAAGATCGATCTTAGGCAGTTTAACCTTATCGTTTAAGGCATTATTGACAGACGCGGCCATATTATAGAACTTAATAATCTTTTCGCCGGAATCTCTGAGTTTGTCGAGTTTATTCGACGCATTTTGAATTTTAGAAATAGCTTCGTTAAACTTTCGTTCACGAATTTCTGCTTTTGTTCTTGGACGGTTAGCTTCTTCGAGAGCTTTTTCTGCCGCGATTCTAGCATCCTCAGCAGCCTTAAAAGCTCTTTTCTGTTCATCAGCAAGAGCCTTTATTTTAGCGGTATTGCCGATCCTATTAATCGCATCTATCTGCTCTTGATTGGTAAGATCTTTGAGATACTTAGCGATTTTCTCAGGATCGCCGGAATCAATGGCCTCTTTCTTTTCGGCTTCATACTTTTCTTTAGCGGCTTTCTCTGCGGCAGCTTTATCAGCATTAGCTTTTTTAGTCGCTCTGGCTTTATTGAGCGCTTCGAGACGCTTTTTCTTAAGCGCCTCAGCCTTGTTCTTCGCTTCCGTTAACTGCCTATCTTCTTCGCTCTTTTTGGCGGCTTCGGCATGCTCTTTAGCTGCTTCTTCCCTACGCTGCCGAATACGCTCGAAAATTCCCCATTTCTTTCGACGTCGATCGGAGGCGTTTTGCATTACCGGATCATGCTGAAATGGTCTTTCGCCAGATCCTTTTGCATAACGACCAGAACCTCTTCCAGGAGGGTTGTCATCAGGGCCTACGCCGTAATGTCGAAGGAAGTCTTCGAAGATATCCTCAGAATGTTTAACCTTCTCTTCATCTTTAAATTCTTTTATAATACGTTTAACTTCGTCTAATTGCTTCTCACCATCATTGGACAATTCAGCATCATACCATCCAAAATAAAAGTTTTTATCTCCGTCATCGTGATATTCTTCAACAGCATCTCGAAGTATATCTTTAACACTCAACAAGCTATTTTTTGGATGTTCATCAGCATATTTACCGAGTAAATCGCCTGCATGAATATTAATAGTCTCCTCGTATTCTTGATGAGCGTCTTTCGCTTCGATGCCGTAACCATTTACATCAACGCCGTGATCTATCAAATAACACGAAAATGAGTTAAAATCGCCCTGATCCCCGTCGTCATGTAAATAATGGAAAACGTTATCTTCAACAGTCATCGCAGATTTTTCGTATAGCCCTTTACGCAATTCCCAATCTACATGAGCTGCCATCGTTGCATAATATTCCTGGTTTTTTCTATAATCAGGATATAGCATGTCATTATCTTCCATTTTTTTTCGCGCACGTTTGACACGTTCGTCTTCGGCGATCTCTTTTACTGCAGGTATTCCTAAATATTCGGATGGATTTGCATAACCACTACTGTGAGCATTCGCAATTTTGAGAATAGCTTCTGCTGTTTGTTTCGCTTTCTCTTCGGCGTCGTAATGATCTTTCTGTTTTTCATTTTTTGTACCGAATAATTTAGAAAATATTCCTGTCTTTTCGGTGTAGCGGTCTGATGTATCGTGCTGATGCGGTCTTTCGCCTGATCCCCACGCATAACGTCCGCTTCCTCTTCCGGGCGGGCTATCATCATGGCCTTTGCCGTAATGCTCAAGGTAATTGTCGTCCTCGTCTTCGTGTTTAACTTCGTCAAGGAGTTTATCTACCCAGTGATCGAGCTCGGCTGATACTTTATTTAACTCGTACACTTTAATCACCTCCTTGACATTATTTCTTTCGCTTTTTAACTCGAACGATCGGATTACCAGTATGTAACTTTTCTCTATTTCTCTGAACGAGATTATATGCGGTATCAATCGGACTAGTCTTAAAGTCTTCTACGATCTGTTTTCTTGCAGATTTCTTCTCGATTTCGTTGGAAACGACTATAGATTCTCTTCCTAGTTCTTCCAGCTTAGCTCTATACTCGTTGGCAAGCTGTCTATAACGTTCTGGATCGTCGCTAGTCTTAGCGATCTCATCCATCTCGTTTGCTTTGTTATAGTATTCTTCTTGTGCCGTCTTGATGCGCGTGTACTCTTCCTGTAGCCGATCAAGTGACATTCCAGAATAATGTGTATTGGAAGCTCCGCTTTCATTCGGGTAGTAATACCTTCCGTTCTCTTTCTTTATGTACTTATGATCTTTCCATTCAGTACCTTTATAAGAATGTTCTAAGAAATTTGTAGAAAATAATCCGCTGCAATAAACCCTATCTATCATCAGTTCACAATCCTCAAGCGATCTATTTCTTCTTTTAAACGTTGTCCGGTTCCATTACCGCCAAGTTCCTTATACGGCTCATATATGTACGTATGAAAATCTTCGTACTCTTGTCGAGTGATATATTTCCTCTCTATATACGTTGCCGCACGTTCCGCTATCTTTTCATGTAGTAAGCCTAGGAGTGCTTTTCTTTCGGCACTCTTTTTCTCTCTGAGATTCTGATAAACGTTATTAACAAACGTCCAGAATCCAACTGACGAGAATATAGCACAAAAAATAGCCACAAATATTTCTGATCTAGTCATTCACTTCTGTACCTCGATATTCGTCAGATTTAACGCTTAATCTCCATTCCAATTCCTTAATCTGTTCTTTATACGAATCGAGAACGAAAGAGCTAGACGGAGGATCAAACATTAATTTTACACGCATATACATATACGTTTTTACTTCGTCGAAGAAATCGCCATTTGTGGTATATTCGATCCACAAATTATCTTCTCCAGAAATTTTGAAACCCTCTATCGGTCCAACTCCTAGCTGATGAAGAGTCCCGAAAACCGAATTAATACACATGATGATATCGGGATTAAACACGTCATAGTCTGGATCAGCACCAAGCAATTTCTTTACAGAAAGTAGGATACTATCAGTTATTGCTACATCAGCCATTTAACTTTTCCTCCATAAGCAAGTATCGTTAGGTCTTCTCTCCACTATTTTGTTTCTATCAAGATACCTGCTGTCTCCGTAGTGAAGTGCCTGATGAGTGTCAAAAGAAACACAAATAACGTTCTCGGGATCGAATATTTTAGAATCTCGATTAACTATATCTTCGACAGTTAAGGGATTTATGTGGTGGATAAGAATCTTAGATCCACGAATAGGATGATCTAGATCGGCCAAATCGCAGCCATTATCTCTAGTTATTATTTTGTGACGAAAGTTTCGCCATTCTGGTGAGACATACAAAACCTGATTCAGATATCTATCTTTTCCAAACGTCTTCTCAAACGTCTTTCCACTAACCATCAAATACTTAAAACGTTCATCGAAGTCCTTACATAGCATTGCTTCATGGTATGTTTTCATCCGTATGCCCGTTGTATCGCTTCATAGCAGCAATCGCGTTCAGATAAAGATCCTCTATTGACTTAGATGACTCTAATGCCTCACGTTTAGCGATTTTGAGATTGATATCCTCCTCGATACTCTGCTTATCCAACTGTTCTTTAGATGAACCTAGCTTTAAGAAATGGCAAATCATCTGGTTTGAAGCAGTGCCATCCATTAGACGCTGCTCCGCCAAATCCATAGAAAGAGCTATTAAGCGGTTTTCTCGCTCTTCTGTGGTAAATGCCGGTCTTAGAGCCGGTTTTTCCGATGTTTTTGGTGACTTTTTCAATGTTTCTTCTCCTTTTCATGGTGTTCCAAAATGGTTTTTGGCAAGGTACGGGCCTAATAAAAGCCGAAAAAAGGGAATTGCTTCCTGAAAGGAGGGCTCAAACTGGATCACCACAAACCAGCCCATTAAACCCGTGCCTTCCCAAAAACGATTTTGAGAATCTTCCCCCGGAGAATTTTTAAAGACAACGCGCGACGCGTATGGGGGGAGGCTT